GCCCTGTTCGCCATTAACAAGCATCTTAGGATCAGCAATCTTCAGTCGGCTTGTGTCTTCAGAGACAAACTTGCCTACATATTCACCTGCAACTGTGATAACAGTGATCACATCATTTTTATTATAATTCATATTTACTCCTTTGGAAATCCTTCTTGAACATAAACGCCAACCAATCCTATTTGACCCTCAGTCAACATTTGTGCTTGACCATACATCAATGCAGACATTGGTCCACGCTGTTCTTTGTTTTTATACTGCAACAGAGCAGTAATGATATAATCAGCGTCTTTGCCTGCCAAAGCTGGAAAAGTAGCAAGTCCCTCTCCCTGCTGTCCATGACAGCCAGCGCAAGTAGGCCAAACATCTCGAATACTTTCGAATCTATCTTCTGCTTGAACTTGCGATGCAGTCAAGAGTGAACATACTACTAGTAACGTTTTAAATTTCATAAACTATTCCTCGGTTTGATTAAGATTTTCAATTCGCTCTTTAAGAAGAATAAGAAGATCAACAAACTCTGATCCTATATCTTTATCTTCAATCGTGTCTAATTCAATTCTAACTTCAATTTTCATACTCTATTATTCCTGAGAACTAACCTTGTCCTCTATATTTTTTATAACTTGCCTTCTTTGATTTATTCATAGAAGACATCTTTGGGTTACGTCCAATCGAAGTCTTCTTCGGTGTTCGGACGTGTACTGTGCTAAACGCTTTAGCTCTTGTTGCCATATTGCTCTCCAATTACGGTATGGGCTGTTGAACACGCATGGATTCTGTTTCAACTTTTCCCTCACACTAATCACGTGAGGATGGCGAATTACTTCTCCTTACGGCAGAAGTAGCCCAAATCTTTATTTTAATTCCATGTGAAAAGGAAAGCATTTCACAAACAGTTCTTCCTCCATCTTAAAAGCTTCTTTTTCCCAAGGCTGGTTTTCATATTTATATCCACCAGCATTTCTCTTTTTCCACTTAAATGCGCCACCGTAACCATGTGACAACTCTTTACGAAAGTACTGCTTCACGTGAACTAACTCATGAGCGAGTGTTTGCATCTGTTCCAAGAACGTCAGCTTTCTACCAGCCCATGATTTAGAAATTGTCACTTCAGCTACTTTATCAGTCCCGATACAATATCCTTGAACATCATCTTCGACCTTAGACTTGAAATCAATGATTACAGTCTTAGTGGTCATACGATGCAATTTAAGATGACGTAAACAGTTTATAATATACTGCTCAACAACATCTTTGTTTTTGCACTTTCCAGTGATATAAAAGATCATTGATCGTCATACATCTGAGACAGCTTAGGCAATGCCCATAACATCAAAGACAATCCTAAAAGAGAAAGTAACACAGTCTGCATTATAGGAGGTCCTTGAATGCCTGCTTCAATAGCATAATCATCAGCACCTACAGCACCGAACAGAATGAATAGTCCAAGAATAAATCGTATCATTAGCTTCTCCTCATCATCAATACTATGTATTGTACTCTAGTTAGAACCCGTTGTCAAGCTTTTTTTCAATAATTTGTAGAAAAATCTTCAATACCGCTATCTTGACCTGGCCAAGTTTCTTCATCTTCATCTGAGGACATTTTTACAAATTCACCGTCCACAATCTTGTATATGCCAGATATGTTAGTACCCCTAACATATTGTCTACCACCATCAATCATACCTCCGTCAATGAATAAACAGTCATGATGTGACTGAGAATACCACATCATCCCATCTCTATCTTTGATCATGCCAAACTCATATTTTTCCACAATATCAGCATTGGTTATCATGATTTTAGCGTCTTCGGAATAACGATTTTTATAGAGACCGAAGTATCTATTACCAAACTCTGGATGCGGAGTATCACGATAAAAAATATCTACAGGCAAATCACTCGCCTGTAGATCAGTCGTACACACATATTTAACTGGAACTCCATCTTTTTTTTCGTAAATATCTACAATCTTTTCAGTATTGAAGACGGGTGCGTGTTTTACGATATATGGACTTAAGGAAATTTTCACTTTTTCTATCCTCACGTTGCTTAATAAGGGCACGAATTCTTTTGGTACGCTTTCTTTGAAGTCGTGCATTAATTGATCTTTTCAGCCTATTACCTTTACTAGGTCGATTATAAGATGGCACATAATCATCATTTTCGTCTGATTGTGATTCCATGAGAATCTCCTAGTTTAGACTTTCATTTCCTTAAAATACTTATCGATCATTTCAACCTGATCGTTGTATCTCGCAATCTCATCTAACTCTTTTTCGATAGAATCGATTATGTCTGGATGTTCGCCAACGCCGACGGCGTTTGCAAGAAATACTTCGACATTAGCTTTATGCTTTTGCACATGTCCCATAGCGTGGGCACGTACTGCCTGAATTAACATATCTCTCATATTTTTTCTCCTATTACTACATTGGTGCGCCTGAGATGATTCGAACATCTGACCTTCGGTTTCGTAGACCGACACTCTATCCGCTGAGTTACAGGCGCATTTACTTACTCAGCGAGTTCGAAAATGGGGTGCCCTATCCCAAACTAGTAATCGAGGGATTCATCTCTTACTACATCGACACCCAATGTAGTCGTAACCTGTTATCTCCTTTTAGTTGTTTATCTAGTATGATAACAGATAACTCATACTAGAACGGTCTTTTTGCTATATTGCATGGCGGGACCGGTGCACCATCTAACTAAACTTCTCTTATCAGTGTTGATCCTAACATAATAAGCATACTTGCATTAAGAATAATTAATGATCTATCTTTCCATCTTATCGATACCCAAAGCCACATCAACGTTCCTATAACTCCACAAATAAGATCATATGTTCTAAATTCTGGTCCCGCACCTCTGAACATAACAGAGATTAAGATAAAGACTGTGGCTGCCCACTTAGCATACCAGTCAAGATTATCTGGATACCAGTTATCATCAATTTTCTTCTCGCTCATAAGTCCTTCTATTATTTTAGCTTAACATACACTATACTACATCGCATATCTTTTGTCAAGCACTTTTACATTCGCATGTCTTCATACATATGAGAGTATAGACGATGCTTGGCAAGATCACCACGCTCTTCTGCCTTAAAGAACTCTTTTATATATTTAAACAACCTTTTCATTTTTGGTACTCCCACCCGGACTCGAACCGGGACGCTAAAAAGCCACAGATTTTAAGTCTGTTATGTCTACCAATTCCATCATGGGAGCAGAATTTCATCATCACACTGACAAAGTTTTTCGTCTTGTTTAGCGATAAGTAAATCAAGCTTCTGCTCAATGGCATCACATTTTTCCATAATTTCAGACATAATCAGTCCAACTTCATCATTATTTAGAGAAGTTTTATGTAAGTTTGTGTTACGTGATTTGATCATTTTGATCCTTTCTTAAATTGGCGTCCCCGACAGGATTCGAACCTGTGACCTACGGTTTAGAAGACCGTTGTTCTATCCAGCTGAACTACGGAGACATAAAACATTAGATAGACCAGTCTACCTTTTCATCAATTGCGTAGCGACAAGCTTGAATATAATCCCTATCTTCATTGGTCAGAACGTTAAAATACATTGAAAGCTTAGAGAGTAATTCCTCTAAGCGGTTATAGTCTTCACCTTCATCGAGGTGAGCATTAGATTCCATTAAACGCTGGACTTCATTCATTCGTTCAGTGTTTCTGGCACGTATGCCATTAGCGGCATTCATTGTTTACCTCACATTCAACCGTAATCTTTACGGTCTTCTTCATTCTCGTATCCATATTTATACTCTTCAATTTCAGAGTCAGTCATATCAATACATTCAATTCTTTCACCCTTACCAGTGCCTGATGGATACCAATGTGGGCTGTAAGCACGACCATAATAAGCATCTGCGCTACCACGATCTTGTGGTCCGCCATGAACTGGCAATTGATTAGACTCAATAGGAACTATCGGCATGTTTTTCAAACTCCAATAATATTTCAACTTTGCGTAAAAGCATTCCTTCTAAAGCTTCCATAGCCATGCGCTTTTCATCACTTGCACCTTCGTTTAGTGCGATAAGTGCATTTTGAAGTATGGCTATTTCCTCTACAGTTTCGGCGCTCATGCGCTTAACTCCTCGAATTTAGCCCAAGCATAAGCTTCGGCTTCTTCATCACTTAGCCCCAACTCAAGACCCTCTTCAAAGAGGTTCTCAAGCAAGGCTTCATTACAATGATTAGACATCAAATCTCCTTACAAGTAAGCAGGGCCGGTCCAGTTGACCCAAGTTAAATCGTTAAACACGTTGCCTCTTGCTTTGTTTCTCGCAGGGGCAGCCCAACCGGCGGCTTTCAAGATGTCACCAGCTTTAAACTTAGTGTCATCTTCTTTCATTACAAAGCCCCAAACACTACCTTTGGTCATGACTTTGATATACTTTCTGCCTTCTTCGTAGTGAAGACCTTCGTTGAACTCAGCAATCATCTCGTGATTGATCTCAGTCATGTCATCGTTGCCTCTGGCGTAAGCACATCTCTGCGTCCACTTAAGGTAGTCGAGCTTGATGGCTTCTAGTAATTCATTCATTTCATTTTTCATAATATATCTCGCTTTCTTTAGTTTATACAAGTATTATAGCAGGTTGGACCACAATGTCAACCCCTTTTACATATAAACATGAAGATTTTCGTAAATACCGTTACCGCCGTCATACATTGTGGTACCATCGATAAGGTACGTCTCATCGTCTGAATCGACAACTGTGACCTGAAGGTCAGTGCCATACTTGGCACGAACATCAGTAATGAATCCCTCAAAGGGCATACCGTGATAGACGCCGGTTACTTCCCGACCTGTGGCACTCCAAAGGGCTTCCATGAATAACTTCATTTTTAAACCTCACTCATTTCGAATTTTTTCAAACCAGCTTCCCACAACTCGATTGCGGCATCATCAGTTTCAAAGCCATACTCACTGGCAAAATCTACAGAAGACGAAGCAAAGACACTCTCAGCAAGACCGTATTCTTGGATAAAATAGCAAATAGACTTTGCAGTACTCGCTTCGGCAACCATGTTGTCGCCGTCAAACATCTGAATCATGGCGTTATCTGCTGAAATAAAATCGATCATCTTTTCTCACTTTCTCTTGATTACACAGTTAATATAGCAGGTGGCTAAACCAATGTCAACCCCTAAAATGAACTTTTTTCACCTTTTTTGCTTATAAACGTTATAAGCTTCAGTAACGGTTAGGTTCTCATCAAAGCCATTGTCCATAGCATCAACAAGCCACTCAAAGGTTTTACCGTAGAACTCAGTTGCTCTACGGGTTAAAACAGTTATTGCACGATTATACTTCATCATTCTCCCTCATCTTTTCAAGTTCACCCATGACTTCAAGGGTATCCATAGCGATCAAAAGGCTAACAGTCTCTTCTTTGAAGGTTTGCCAGAACTTAGGATCATGTTCTTCGATAGTCCAGCTGTTGTGAAACATATCAACAGTCTTAATAATTTGAACGATCTCTGGTGCCTCACGCAAACGTGCTTCACATAACTCTTTTCGAAACTTTCGGTTTCCAACATAGTTAGGAGTTTTAGTCAAGAACCAAACGCCTTTAGCCACTTCAGCACCGAACTTTTCTTCGATATCTTCCATAGTCGCTTCAGTGTCCTCAACAGTATCATGAAGAACAGCAACATCCATAGCCATACCGATTTCTTCTTCGCTATATCCTCCCTTCTTGTCAAGATAAATCTCAACGATGTCAGCAACAGCAACAGGGTGAGTTATGTATTCTTCACCAGTATACTTTCGTACTTGTCCTTTGTGCATTCTAGTGGCAAACTCTAGTGCCTTAATCAAAATTTTCTCCTTCTCTCTGACTACTTGTATATAATAGCAGGTTGGTCCATAATGTCAACCATTATTTTCACTTTTTATTGAAATTCCCATCTTTTATTTCCTTTAGAAACGTACAAAGACTTCAAGTACCACTTATTTTTTGAGAAAAACTTCTTTGATGAATAATTGACATCTTTGCCTGTCCAATTGAACACCTCTTTCTTATGTTCTTGCCAAAGCACCTGACACCATACTCTGAAGTCAGAAGACTTATCGTTTAAAATAAAATTTTCATTTTCCATAAGTTAATACGCTCAGTTTTGATTATGATTATATCATACACCAAATAGTCGCATTTGTCAACTCATTTCGTATAAATACTCTCAATAACATTAAATTACATAGAGGTAATTATGGCACCTATCACCGAACTATCATTCATTGAAAAATCAGCACTGTTTGCTAGGCTATCAGCAGTTGCATATTTAGAGCCAAGTGAGGCAAAGAAGTCTGCTAGATCATTAGGATTTACAACTACAGAGTTTTATAATCGTGATGGCGCTCAAGCATATAGATTTCAAAACAAACACGACTTAGTGATTGCGTGTCGAGGAACTCAGCCAGCAGAATTTGGAGACATTAAAGCAGACCTTCAGGCAATGCCAGTTGTAGCAGAAACAATCTCACGTGTCCATCGTGGATTTAAGAAAGAAGTTGATGATATTTGGCCTATGATATGCGAAGATATAGACAGAAAGTCGAATCTTAATCGTAGACTTTGGTTCTGTGGACACTCTTTAGGTGCGGCAATGGCTACTATTATGGCAAGTCGATGCAAGCATGAAGAAAAGTTAAATGATCCAGTAATGTTATTCACTTACGGATCCCCTAGAGTTGGCTGGAAAGGATATTGTAACAGCTTAGGCGTTGTTCATCATCGTTGGAGAAACAATAATGATATCGTAACAACAGTTCCTCTAATGTTAATGGGATACACTCATCATGGAGAACAACATTACATCAATGCATATGGACAAGTTAGAAATCTTACAGGATGGCAGAGAGTAAAAGATAAGTTACGTGGTATTTGGATGGGATTAAAGCGAGGCAATATTGACTCATTTTCAGATCATGATATTGGTGCTTACATTAAACATATCGAAGATCACGTAGGATCATAAAAAGTATAGTTACATAGAAGTTCTTCACCGGGCCAGATGACTCTTTTTGCTACCATAAAAAATCTACTATCTCTACGTACCTTCTCGATATTGTCATCAGTTGTACTGTGATTATAGAAAGCACCTAGAGGAGTACGCATAATCTTTTCTCCCCAGTAGAAGTGAGATATGCCAATCTCTTCTCCCATTTCAATCTTCTCTACACACCATAATCCTAGTCCGTGAATGTTAGACTTCTTTATCGTTACAGATGGAGGTAATGGGTTATACATTTTTTAATCCTTTCACGTGACTTTTGTGTATTTTACAATTAATAATACCGTTGTAATATTCGTCAGAAAGTAGCACTTCACGATCAAACTGCTCTTTTGCTTCTAAGTATGACATCTCTCCTTTTGAGTCACATAGATGTATAATCTCTCTGTGAAACGAATCTATGCCATTCTCTTCAACTAAAAGTTTGACCTCATCGCTAGACCCGAAGTAGTCTTTCCAGTCCGATTCTTTGACTACCCTTCTCTTGCGAGTTTTGCCTTTGAGAGGCGCTAATCTACGAGTAGAGTTAAAGAGTTTCTTTCCGACATACTTCTTTTTATTTGTGAGATCAGTGATAACATAAACAAAGCCTATATAATCTTGTATCATTTCACTAGTAAACTCAGCGTCACCGTAATGCCACATTATTAGTCCCAAACCTCATCCTCTTCATCCCAATCATCATAATCATCCTGATCATGATCTATTTCACTACCGCATATGGGACAAAATACAATAGGGTCTTCCATGTTTAGGGTTTCTACTGTACACTCGTTTTCACAGTAGGTGCAAAATATTTCTTGTCTTTTCATATCTTCTCTACCTCTATTCTACATTTGCTTAAAAAATGAACTCCTTCTTCATTCCTATACTTATGTTTATAATAAACAGTATCTATTCCACTGCTATATATTAACTTAGCACATTCCATGCAAGGAGCGTGAGTGATGTACATTGTCGCATTCTCACCGCTTTCGTTTGATCTAGCTAATTTAGCTATCGCATTTGCCTCAGCGTGAATAACTTCTGGCTTAGTTGTTAACTCTGCATATATTCCTATGTCATCTGGATGAACTCCAGTAATTTTAGCCCAAGTGGGCAACTCGACATGCTCACACTCATTTGTCCATCCAGAAGGCATGCCATTATATCCAATTGAGATGATTCGATTATCTTTTACGACAATCGAACCAACTTTCAACCGTTTGGCAGTTGACAGAGAAGCGAACCTCTCTGCCGTGTCCATATAAGCACTCTGCCATTTGTCCATTAGGCTGGACATCCTTTTCCATCAAGACCGCAAACTTCACCCTCCGATGTGTTCTCGTCCCAACCCCAATCGCCTTCCATACCGTTAACTGAATACTCAGTAACTCGCTTCTCAAAGAAGTTGTCATGTGAAGCACCGTTCAGTACCCAGTCAAGCCATGGTAGTGGATTGTCTTTGACTTTGAATTTAGGCTTCATACCTAATTGAAGTAATCTACGGTCAGCGATGTGACGGATGTACTGCTTCACTTCTTCTTCTGAAAGACCTTCGATTACGCCAGCATTTTTGTATGCAAGTTTGATGAACTTATCTTCTAGTTTCACTGAGTTGGTTGCCATCTCGTATATTTTAGACTTCAGTTCGTCATTTACGATACGTGGATGCTCATCTGTGAACTCACGAAACAACTTTGCGTTACCTTGTACATGCATCGTTTCATCACGTATAGACCACTCTACAATTGTTCCCATGCCTTTCATCTTACCGAAACGCTGAAAGTTCAGTAGCATTACGAATGAGGCAAACAATGACATACCTTCATTAAACACTGACTGAGCAAGAACAAGTGCTAGTCCTGTATGTGTATTGATATTGCCTTGAGCCATGAAGTCTAGCTTATCTGCCATTTCACTATACTCTAAGAATGTGTGAAACTCTTCATCTGGTAGACCAAGCGTATCATTCAACAGAGCGTATGCACGTTGATGCACACCTTCACGTGTCGCAAATGAAGACAACATATTACGAATCTCATTATTCTTAAACTTAGGAATCATAAGTTCGTGATAGTTCTCTCCGACTTGTACGTCTGACTGTGTGAACAGTCTTAAAATCTGTACAATAAAATCTTTTTCTTCTTCACTCAGCTTTGTCTTCCAGTCTTGTACGTCCTCAGACAACTCAGCCTCATCTTCGACCCAGTGAATTTCTTCATGTTTCTTTGTTAACTCAACCGCCCATGGATATAAAAACGGGCGATAGCTTTTTGAAAATTCTAGTAGTGACATATTTTTCCTTCCTTTGTGTTATATTTTGTTTTAGTCCCAATAATTAGAGTAGTCTCTATCTTTCCAAAACTTCTCATTGTTACGATTCCAAAAATTCTTAATCAAGTACCAAGCCATACCAAAATATCCCATCTTCTTAAAGCGTCTGCTATCTTGACCAAAATAATGGTTTCCTATTCTAAATTTACTTGGGCTGTACATTTTGCTCAGAAAAAAATCTTCGCTAGTTTCATATTTGTTTGGAAATCCACCTAGCTCCCGAAACTTTTCGGTCTTGGTGAAGAAATATGCTCCTACAGCAAATGGTATAAATCTAGACATTATGCGGTTTATGACGTTGAAGCACATGAAGCCTATGTAAGCCACATGATCGTTATCATAACACTTTGCATTAAGTCCAAGTAAATCTAAGTCTTGCTTGATCATTTGATCAAGTGTATCTTTGATTACGGTATTAGAGAAAAATCGTACATCTGCATCTATGAACAACGTGTACGGTGTATTAACTAATTTAGCTCCATTATTTTTTGCTAAAGATACAGGTCCACCCTTTATGATGTCATAGTTCAGTTTATACAAATTTCCATATTTAGTGATCACTTCACGTGTCGAATCTGTAGAAGCATCCGCTATAATAATTCTCAAGTTTTCAATATCTTCTTGCGTTGATAGTGAATATAGTAGGTGTTGTATATAGTCTTCCTCGTTTTTGCAAGGTACTACAATCGTAACCAAATCTTTCATGTTACTGCTTCCTTTAATTCTAGTTTACCGTCTTCTTCGATCACGTATGTTGCTATCTCAACAAATGTACCAGTATTTACCAGAGTTACATTACCAGGCTTGATGTATGGCATATGGGTATGTCCGTATACGACCACATCAACATTTTGAATACTTAACAGCTTCTCTTCAATTGAAAACGCTGAGTTTATTAAGTTCTTCACTTTGTCTTTACACCATTTACTGAAAGACCATCTTTTGTATCCAAACTTCGATCTAACATAGTGAATGACTCCGTTTAGTCGTAAGACTGCGTTGTAAAGATAATCACCAATGAGCATCATTCTCTTACTTACAGAATCAAACTGGTCACCGTGTAAACAACGAATAGTCTTTTCACCGCTCTTATATTCATACTCACGACAAATTTTTATACTCGCAAATCTATCTGTGCTTTCTAATAAATGCATTAAAGCATAGTCATGATTGCCAATAACATATATGACTTCTTTTTTCTTAGCAAGTTTTAGAATTTTTTTTATAACCGCTGTATGATACTGATCCCAGTAAGGCCTTTTCATAAGTTGAGATATGTCAACTATGTCTCCTACCATTATAAGTCTATCAAAGGTTTCATTGTTTAATACATTAAGGACATCCTCTGCCCTTGAGTACTTGAATCCTATATGTAGATCACTAATGAGTAAGGTTCTCACATCTAACCCTCACACGCACGGCATTCATCGCCTTCATTTAATTCAACGGGCTTGTTCAATAATTCCAATAACTCTTTATAGCCTCCAACATATTCACCAGCAATATATACTTGTGGTACAGATTTAACATCCTTTCTGCCTGTCACTTCTGCGGCAGACTTACCGATCTCTGCGAGATCAATATCATCGAAAGGAATACCTCTTAATCGCAACTCTTCTTTTGCCATTGAACAAAATGGACAATCTTTCTTTGAATATATGACATTTCTCATGTCACCTTGTAAGGCAACTCTTTCTACTTTTTCACTTACGTTCTCTGCTCTTTGCTTTGATTCAGTACGCAAGTAATATAGTCCTTTAAGACCCTCTTTCCAAGCACGTAGATGTACTTGATTCACATATGATTTAGGCGCTCCTGATGGGAAGAATAAGTTAACTGATTGTCCTTGACAGATATACTTTTGCCTGTCTGCGGCATGCTGTACAACCCAGTTTTGATCTAACTCATCGGCAGTTTTAAAGATAGCCTTTTCGCCTTCAGTTAAAAACGGCAAATGCTGAACAGATCCTTTCTTTGTAATAATAGATGTCCATGTTGCATCATTACTCTGTCCTTTTTGCTTGAGTAATTCCTCAAGATATTTGTTCTTGACCAAAAACGATCCAGCACGTGTACGATGAGTGTATGCGTTAGCCTTTAGTGGTTCAATTGAAGGACTTGTAGATAAGATTACGCCACTTGAGGCATTAGGAGCAATCGCAAGAAGGTGGGAATTTCTTCTTCCTGTTCCTTCTCCATCTGGATATTCTCCTCTTTCTTTCGCAAGCAATTCGGTTTCTGCAACTGCTTCTGTTTTGATGTGGTTAAATACCACAGTATTAATCTCTTTTGCGAGTTCGGATTCCCAAGCGACTCCATGTTTCTGTAACAAAGAATGAAATCCCATTGCTCCGAGACCAATGCTTCTTTCTCGGGATGCAGAGTACTTTGCTCTAGTGATAGTGTCTGGTGCGTTTTCAATAAAGTATTGCAAGACGTTATCAAGCATACGAACAAGATCACGGATAATATTTGTGTCTTTCCAATCATCATAGTACTCTAAGTTTAGTGAAGATAAGCAACAGACAGCAGTTCTGTCTGCACTCGTAGGTAAATGAATTTCATTACATAAATTTGAACCATTGATCTTTAAACCCAAGTCTTTCAATGCTTGAGGCAAATTACGATTAGCAGTGTCAATGAAGTTTAGATATGGCTCTCCAGTTCTGAAACGTGTTTCTATAATACGTTCCCATAATTTACGAGCATCAATAGATTCTTTTACTTTACCATCTTTAGGATCTTTGAGATCCCACATATCTCCGTTCGAAGCGGCATTCATAAACTTGTCAGAAATATTAACAGCATTGTGTAAGTTTAATGCTTTACGCTGTACGTCACCTGTAGGAATACGCATATTCAAGAATTCGATAACGTCTGGATGAGATACATCCATATAAGCGGCATAAGAACCCTTGCGTGTTTTGCCTTGACGATAAGCAATCATATCTGCATCGACTGTATGCAAGAAAGGCATAGGACCAGGAGCGATATCACTTACTGTACGCACATCAGACCAATGACCACCAACTCCACCACCGTATACAGATAACCATCTCAACTCAGCAGTATGATCAATCAAACCCTCAAGAGTATCGGGAACGTAAGTTAGAAAACAAGAGATGGGCATTCCTTTGCCCTGCTTCGATCCGTTCGGAGCGTTAGACAAGACAGGAGATGCAAACATGAACCATTTGTTGGATACATAATTATACAATCGCTGTGCCAAGTCCTCGTCCATTTCGTCCTTGTATTTTGACCACGCAGTAGCCGCACGTTTATATGCTTCTTGTGGTGATGATTCGTATTCTGTTAAATAAAAGTCCTTTAGCATGCCTACGGCATAGTTTGCTAAAAGTTCGTCTTTTGATTTATCGATCTTTATAGTCATTATTGATTCCGTTCTAAATGGCCATCTCTGCTTTGATGGCACTTAATGGGTTATAGTTATCAAGCTGAAAGTCAGAGACGCCCAAGCTTAATACTTCCTCTAGAGAAGAAAACTCTTTATTAATTTTCAGTGTTGGTAACTCTTGCGGGGTTCGCTTTAGTTGTTCTTTCACTGCATCATAGTGTGTATTATATATATGTGCATCACCAACCGTAAGTACAAAATCCTGTACGCTTAAGTCGGTTATTTTGGCTATAATATGAGTCAATAAAGAATAGCTTGCAATGTTAAAAGGTACTCCTAAGAACAAGTCTGCGCTTCTTTGATACATCTGACAACTCAACTTTCCATTAATAACATAAAACTGTGCCAATGTATGACAAGGCGGTAAAGCCATCTTGTCGATCTGATTAGGATTCCATGCACTTAGAATCAATCTACGACTGTCTGGGTTTGTCTTTATCTCATCGATAAGCCACTCAATTTGATCGGTGCCCTTGAGATGGGTAGAACTATTGTACATTTCTCCATTGAAGTTTCTCCACTGAAAGCCATATACTGGACCTAATATTCCATGAGAATAACCAAGTGCTTTGCCTTGATTCTCAGCATTGTCTGTCCATATAGTTCTTTTATCTTCTAACTCTGATCGATCTTTATCATAGGTAATTTCTGCTAACCTTCTTTCATCCATAGAGCCTTCAAGAAACCATAGCAGTTCGCCGACAACAGATTTCCAGGCTAGTCTTTTAGTTGTAACAGCTGGAAAGCCTTTTGTCAAGTCAAATCGCATCTGATAACCAAAAATACTTCTGGTACCTACTCCAGTACGATCACTCTTTTCTTCGCCCGACTCCAAAACGTCGGCTAACGCATTTAGATATGTTTTCATATTGACCTTCTGTACTTCTCAATTCGTAGGTTTTTATCTACATCATAAGACTTAAAGTACAGTTCGAAGTCAACTAAGTCCCTTATATGTGTATTGCAGTCATATATTCCGTTAATACGGCTAATCCATACTTCTTCACATATGTCTATAAGTTGATCAAATGTGTGTTTGCCTCCAATTACCCAAACGTCTTGAGCGAATGACTTAACATGCTTAATAGCAGTGTCTACGTCTTTAAAAACTACATTAGGTCCAGTTGCTATATCTTGAGATGTGAGAACAATATTATATCTGTTAGGTAAAGGCTTCGGCATACTAGGATCGTTCCAAGTTCTTCGACCCATAATAACCACATTACCATCAGTACATTCTTTAAACCATTTCAAATCTTCAGAGTTGTGAGACCATGGCAATGTTCCATTCTTGCCAATACCACCCTCTCTATCACATGCAAAAATCGCTCTTATCAATTCACTTCTCCATTCATTAGCATTTTCTCCAATAAGTTAGTTGCAACTTGCCTTCTAGACCAGAAAACGTATTATTATCTATAATTAACTCAAGCGAAGCTTGTGTAACTCCACTTAGTATAACATCATTGATGTCTTTCTGCAATACATTTTTAGGCCAAATACAAACTTTATAGCCTTTATCCAAACATTTTTCCATACGAGCAACGATCTCTTTGTTTCGAGGCTCATTATCAAATATGAACACCGCATTCTCAGTGTTCTCAAGTCCACTTGCATTTCCGTCCGCACCAGCCATAGCAACTGCATTGCTTAGAAATAAGCTATCTATAGGACCTTCTGCGACATAATATGTCTTTGTAAAATCAACATCATCTAGACCAAACACTTTCGGCATGTTCTCATCTATCATGATAGTGATATATCTCAACTCATCATCACGAAACGACCTAGCATTAAAGCCAAACAAATTGCCTTGCTTGTCAATAAATGGCATAATTAGTCGGGCTCTATCGTTCTCTCGTACAGGAAGCTTTTCTGGTATGATAGAGTTTACCCACTCATTAAACTTTGGTGCGTAGTATAATTTATATTGTTTCGATGCTGGGATCTGTCGATTTTGAACATAAATCTTACCTTTATGCGAAAAATCTAGTTGGGATATCTTTTTTATTTTAAGTAGTGGAGAACCCTTCTTTCGAAAGTTGGGCGCCTTCATCTGAAGCTTGTCTAAAGGCTTTATAGGTTCTTCTTTCTTCTTATCAAAGATTGCTCTACGTTCACCCTTCTCTAATGCACTGTCGATAATGTATTCGTTATAGAGACTATGATCAACAGTACGTAAGAAGTTACGCATGCCATGAGAAGCACCGCAGTTATGGCAATAGTAGATGGCATTATTTTCTTTTTCTAGAATCCAACCACGTGCTTTAATCTTAGATTTTTGGGAATCACCACATATAGGACAACGCATGTTAGCCCTATAAGGCGAGTACGATTTGATTGAGAAGCGGTCGAGGCGTGTCGATAATATGCCGGCGTACTTCAGGTCCGTAATATTCATATGAATCTCCAATGTTGTATTAGACTATAGATGTCATTATACACTATTGGTGTCTGGTGTCAAGACATATTTACTTTAGTATCTCAATCATACCGCCAACTTGTAAAAGCGTGGCAATCACGAAACCTATAACCCAGCTACCGCCCATAATCCACCATTTCCAACGTTCAAGTATTGTAACACGTTCAGACATGGATTTCAACTCGCCAGACACTTCTTTTCCCATATTATCAAGTTTATCGATGATTTCGTTATGATTTCTTCTGTCACTTTCGACACTCTCTTCTTTCATATCAGATATGCGTCTATGTAGAAGTTCGACTTCTTTTTCTGCTAGCCTCTTACGTTCAACGAGAGAAGCATCAGTTTCTTTAATTTGAGTTTCATGTACTGCTAGAATTTTGGATATGCCATTAGATGCATCAGCAATCTTATCGATTGCTGTATCTAGTCGAGACAATAGTCCTTGTATGTTAGACACATCCTTCTTCAGGATTTCAACATCTGTCCTGACATTATTTAAATCAGTCATTTTTTAACCCTTATCATTTGATCCGAGCAGTGTCACTCGGTCTTTAAACCTCTTCACAACAGGAGAGTTTTTCTTTTTATATTTCTTCTGTTGTGATACTGATAAACCTGGTTCTCCGTCTGAACCAACACCTATGCCTGCGATGTTACCGCCACCTGCCGAATTTGCTGGTGCGTCTTCCTCGAAAGCCTTTTCAAATAATTCGTCAACGCCAAGTTGACTATCTTCAACGAGTGTCATATACTCGTTTAGCTTCAATTCGAGGTGCTCTTCCGTGAGCATTTCCCCATTCTCCATAATATCGTTATGTTCTTTGATGAGATATAAAGCGGCTGCATATGAACCCAGTCTTGTTTTACCACCAGGTACCTTTTCAATTAGCCTCTTAAGTTTTGTAATCATGATATCAAAGATGCCATACGCATCCTTTTCTTCACGGGTAGTAAATTCTCTACGCTTTTTTAGTTGAACGCCTTTGTCATCGATAATTCCTAACTCATACGCCTTCCACTCTTTGAAGGGCGTAGCCAGTCTTCGTATAAACTGATAAACTAAAAAAAGATCGACTATCATAATTCTCTTAACTCTTTTATAATTCTGATATCCAGTGGAATCTCAGATGAAATTATCTTCTTATCACTGTATTCAACTACTTCTGGCATAAAAGCCAAAAAGACTACAAAAGGTTTTAGATACTGATGATAGTCTTCTAGCTTATAGAATAACATAGTAGTTGCCGCTTGACCAAAACAGTTATATAACACAGTAAGATGATTTAAGATCAAACGTACTTTTAGATCATCATCGTCTTCGTATCTTTTAAACAATCTCTTTAGATGTTGAAATCGTTTTAAATCGTCATAAAATTCTTCTGCTGAGGCGGCCATCCTAATATCATAGTATTTGGCAGCATACAACAAAAAGCTGTCTTCGTCAAGTTTCATAGTTTATTCACCTTTAGTTATTATACTGAAGAGCTTCATTGCTCTCCAGTATATTTATAACTATTGATGGATTAACTATCAGCTACTACAGCGTCATCAGTTCCGTCAACACCAACGTCACCAGCAGTACCTGCGGCTACTTTCATTGGACAGATGTTTTCGACAACATTGCGAGTTACTGCTCCAGCGGCTGCGGTAAGAGTGTGTGCTGTGCCCACACCAACAGCAGTCAAGTTAACCAGACCTGTTGCGCCTTTTGCTTTTGCGTTTGCCGCAGAAGAATAAAGCTTAATCATGCCTGGTCCAACATTACTTACAAAGTAATTTTGTCCATCAGTTAATCCAGTGATTTGAGTACCGCCGTTATCAGCATAAGTTACTTCTTCACCAGTTGCAAATGAATGCTCACTTCCACCTGCGAGATGAATAATATCAGTAGTAATGTCAACCACGCTTGCTTGTGTTGCATCAAATGTTACAACAGTAGCAGGTACAGTTTTAGTATTGTACTCAACCCAACCAGGTGTTTGAAGACCCTTTGCTCTGTTAGCGGCGATGCCGGCTTCTGTAGTGTCTACAAAGTAGATATCAGAAGGTGTACGCTGAACAGAATGTGCAGTACCTACACCAACACCAGTGATATCTAATCTGCCAGTATTTCCGCCTGCGACGGAGTTCGTCATAGTATCGTATAGTTTAATTGTATTCGCATCTACGTGATTGACGTAGTATACAGTAGCATCAGTCAGACCTGCAACAGCAGTGCCGCCGCCATCTGAATAAGTTACTGCGTCACCGGTTGCTAAACCATGCTCTGACAATACGATAGTATCAGATGCGGCCACAACAACGCTAGTAGACGTAGAATCGAAAGTTACAGTAGTTGTTTCCCACTTCGGCGCTGCCGCTAAAGTATCAACTGTTCCCCATAGTGCCATTTTATTTCTCCTTTATTAATGGTTCTTTAATCTTATTTATTGTACGTAAGTATTCAATTCGTACTTTGCGCCCATGTTGTATACTTGAATCTGAAGCATTTGACGAACGGGCTTGCCATTTTTCATCAACTTAATTGAGTATGAATTGGTCTTATCTTTGCTAGGCTTTCTGGGGCCAGTAGCAACTTTATCATGCCAATCATCTTCATTAATATCAAATCCTTTTTTCTTAGCAACTGCGATTGCTTCTTGCACTGCACCGCTAAAAGTGTTATGGTATAGTTTGTAATTAGGCGCTTCTTGAAGGTCTTGTTGAACTTCTTCGTTAACGGCCTCATCGTTGATTTCAGGCTCAAATAAGTGCAGTTGCTTCTGCAAGAGCAACGACCTCTCTTCAGCTTCATTGAGTTGCTTTTTCAGCTTATCAATTTTTCTCTGAATAGCAACTTTTTTCATCTTAACAGAAGATGTGTTGCCAAAGAAAGTCTTAAGATATTTCTCAGCTTGATCAATCTGCTTTTGAATCTTAGCTTTGTCTACGCCCTCATCAAGTTCAACTTCTTCACGCATAGTCTTCAGAGCATGTACCATATCTTTATATGATTTGCCCATTGCAGTTTGAAGCTTCTCTTTAGCATCTGGCTTACGAAAAGAAGCAAACTTCTTCAACGCAAGTTCAATAACCTTTGGAGGCAACTTAGCTTTCTTACCGTCAGCAAATTGAATAGGCATATTGCCTTTAACGTCAGACGCTTTACGCAACTGCATGATGATATTCATCTTCGCACCAGCTTTATCTTTGTCGGTAGCGACAAGATCAAAATCAGCAGGATCAAACTTCTCATTCACATCCTCGTTTTGACGCTTAAGTACCGCCCTAACTTGTGGATGATCTGATAGACCTCTTGCTAATTTTTCGATAGTCTTTGTTGCACCGGTCATATTACCGCCAGCATAGCGTTTATCAGACGCAATACCAATCGCTTGCTTGATCTGCTTAGGACTAAATTTTTCGTTTAGTTCTTCAGTCATTTAGTCCTCCAAAGCTTTAGAGATTGCTTTACGGCGTCTGTGTAGATATTCATCTGATTCATCCTCATCGCCATCGTTATCGATATCTTTGTCTTTACGATCATCGAACTTTTTCTTGACTGCTTTAGGTTGAACTTTGTCCATGCCTTCACCGTCGTCTGACTTGTCGTTAGAGTTGTCTTCTTTCATATGATAGCCTTTGCCATCACAATGATCACATCCTTTGCCTTCACACTTAGGACATTCGACCTTGCCTTCTTCTATATCTACTACTTCTACAGTGCCACCGTCCTGAACAATTTCAAATTCTTCTCTGCGAGTACCGCAAGAACTTTCGTACATTGCGTTAATCATTTTTTCGGACATAGATTTCATTTCGCCGTACATAGCATGAAGTTGCTCTTTTTTGTCTCCACGAGATCCACACTTCATCTTGTGTTTCTCTGCCATACCACAAAGTCCTTCGTAAGACATCTTCTTCATTTCGGCATAAGTAGCATTGATCATCTGCTCTTTAGACATGTAGCCTTCTTTCATGCTAGGCTGTGAAGCGGCTTTTACAGCAGTTTCTACAGACTTGGCTGCCTTATCTTTCGATGAAATCATACCAATATTTGGAGTTACGTCTGCAACCTTAGGCGTCTTAGTATCGCCATCACCTGGACCAGTCTTATCTGCTCCACGTGAAGCTTTTGCTTCTGTCACTTCTTCTGGTTGCGCTTCAACTTCTACTGCTGGCTCTTCGGCAACAGTTTCAGCCATTTTATATCCCTGGGAAGATATTTTTGCTGTGAACGCATCGACCATACCAGATGGTAATGGTTTAATGTCTTTAGCTTTTTTAAACATGGTGTTCTCCTTAATTTGTTTATGTTACTATTTATCAGTTATCGACTCTTGAGCCTGCTCGCCATTGATAGCAAGACCAGTACTTTGCTTTCCATTTCGGGCCCGGATTATCACATCCATGTCTTGCCCTAAAACTCTTTCTTCTCGCAGGATCGTCACGTTTGATTTCCATGTTAGGATCACCAAATTGAACTTTCACTACATTACCCTTTTCATTTTTAACGTACACACCAAACTTTCTTTTAGAGTCTGTAGGCAGTCTAAAAGGATCGTTTAATGTAACCTTTCTTCCGTCATACTCAGCGGCTTCCAGTACAAGATCAGAGTAAATATCACACTTCTCGCATACTGCGTCAATTGAGTCTTCGTTAAATCTCTTAAACTTTTTAATCACTGTGCGTCCCAATACGTCTTGTCTAATTCGCCTGTTGCTGGTGGGCTACTAGTTTTTCTACACTTAATATAAGTCTGTCTAGCATTGCCTCCAGGCAGGGTAAACGTTCTAACTCCATTGCTAATCGTACCAGGAGTATTTGAGTATGTGTCAGATGCAGTAGCGGCATTGTCGTATTCCCACTGAGTGTTATTTGTAACTGTAACCCAAGCCATTACTCTTCTCCGTCTTTATTCATCATATATCGATGAGCGGAGTTTAAGTAATCAGCAGCCTTAGTAATCTTGTTCTGCACCCACTCTGGAAGATTATCTTCATCATCGAACATTTTAATCATATGCTCGGCATCTGCAAGAACGCCTCTGAGTTGCGTTTTAGCCATATTACCTTCATTATCATACTCGCCGGAATGTTTGTCTTCATTAAATGTTTTAAAACTTTTTATCATCTTACTACGTTCCTTTTACGGTTCTTACTACTTTACTAATAATCATTTTGATTGCTGTAATATAAGCCCATCCATATCCATTAATTACATGAAAGGTATGATTCTTTTCGATTGCAGATTTAGGTCCAAACTTCTTAGTCCAATTATCTACGTACTCGCCCTTATATCTTAAAATCGCATGAGACACTTTCCATTTATTTGGTCCCACTAAACAGATACCAGCTTGATGCGTGATAAGCAACCACCACATCTTCAAGTGACTCTCACCAGAAAGTCTCCATAAAATCGAAAGGGCATAATCTTCACAGTCGCCTACAAATTTACCTTCATCGTTTTCAGAGTAGATAATTTTCCAAGCATCTGCCATGCCATATTGATCTTTATCGTATCGGTATTTCCATTTTTTATTAAATGAAGATACAATCTTATCTCTTTCTTTCATATTCATTTCATTAGTCCTCGTATTATGTTTAATGCTTTCCTACCATCTGGATGATCATCCAAACATCTTTTTCAGAGTAGCTGGTCCAGCAACTCCGTCTGCTACTAATCCGTTTGACGCTTGCCACGCACGTAATGCACGTTTTGTTCCTGGTCCAAATATGCCGTCTGCCCCGATATTAAGTGCCTTTTGTAATGCAACAACAGTATCTCCTCTATCTCCAGTTGTCACTGTTACGTACTCAACTTTAGATTTCTTAGGAGTAGGAATCTTTCCACCCATAATTTCAATAGCGGCTTTATAACGTTTTGTTCTGTCCGCAAGTCCAATATCACCACCATTAATCTTTTTAGTCATCTTAACAATGTCGCCTTTGTCTGCGATTGCGTTCAGTTTAAATGTCTTCCAGAACCAACAAGCACTTTCGATAGCACCTCTTTCTGTTGCCACATATTCTGCCGCTTCTTCTGCTGTCATTCCAACAGTCTTACCAAATTTAGTATAGTTTTCACGACCAGTAAGTTGCTTCAGGCCACGACCCCTAAAGAGCCATCCATCTCCTTCTTTGACATTGCCCATCTTATATTTACGAAACTCGTCCATATATACGTAGTTAGCAATCATCTCTGGATTACGTGCATACTCTTTTGCGCTACGCTTCGGTGACTTACCAAAGTACCGTCCAAATACTCTAATCAATGCGCTTTCACTGTAATTCAAGTTCTCTTCAAGTGACTTGAAGTTATTACTTTCGTGGGCACATTGTGCAATAAATCCAGCCATTCTTTCAGGCGTGTTGATGTCGTACTTAGGAAAGATTTCTACAATCGCATCGTACCACATATCGACTTTTGTGTTGCCAGGAATCATTGCGCCTAGCATCTCTTTTGTTAGTTGAAATTTACTCATTTTCCTTGCCTCTTTAACATTGTTACCTTTTTCTTCCAAGCTGGTTTGTCCATTTCTTTCTCTACATCTTGAACAGCATCCATAAATAAATGGAGCATTTTCATCTCATACTCTATACTTCCCCAATTCTCTCTTTTTGCCTGTTTGACCATCTTTTCTAAATATTCTACGACTTTTTCTTTTACTTGGTCATGTCTTAGTCTACCATAACCACGCAAAAGTACTTCTGGATTGGTTGCATCATCAGAAGATTGTGGTTTGGTATCGTATATTTGTCCAGTAACAGCCTCTGTTAATTGTTTAAAACTTTTCATTTTTTTGATCTCCCAAACATTTTCATTCCCTTCGTGTATCTTTTTTGTGAAAGTTTTTGGGTAAGTGTACACGTGTTTTAATAATTCTCTAACTTTCACATCCGCTTTCATGATGTCAATATCTAATCCAACGTTTTTAGCGGCTAACCATCTATGATGTCCATCTATGATATAGTTATCTTTACTCACAATTAGAGGTTTTGCTTGACCAAGAGTTTTGATCTTAGCGATTGCGCCTACAACCTTATCTTTGTTAAACTCTTTCTGAATAGGCTTCAAACTCTTTGCAGGCACTTTTATTTTTTTAATGCCCACATTATTTTTCTTCAAATGCTTAATCAGTCCATCGTAATCCTGCGATCTAACTTGCGGCATTTTATCTCTTGTAAATCCAAGAGTGTCGACCGACTTAGGCTCATATACCTTAAACTCTGCGACAAAAGTTTTAAACTTCTTCATACCTTAATCACTTTGCTTGATGTACCGAAGTTCTTCTTACGCATGATAGTCTTGTTAACTACTTCGTACTCATCTTTTTCGCTGTCGTAGTTAATGACAATAGGCAAGTTCAAGTCTGCCTGAATGTCCTTAAGTACTGCTTCGATGTCAGGATTTTGACGAATATTCTTTGCTTTATTCTTCGCAATCTTTTTAAACACTCTCTGAAGTTCAGCAATTGTGATAGCAGGCTTGTTACGATCATCGTTCATGCGATCAGCAAAGTGCTTAGTGAACTCTACATCGATGCCAAACTTGTCAAGCAATCTATCTGCAAATCTCTCAAGATCATTCAACTGCTTTTGTGTAACTTCTTCGCTGAATTGCGCTTCGAATAGATCGTTTACTGACTCACTTACAGTTTCACCAGGAGTATCTTTCTTATAACGCTTAGTAACTTTTTCAGTGCCTCTGTCTCCTGCACCTCCAACTTCAATAACATACTTTTCGCCTAACATATTGTGTAGTACTTTATGGTCTACGTTATTGTAACTCTTGGCAATCTGTTGAGCATAGTAACCAGAGCCATGCCTCATGCCTCTACCGCCAGCTTCTTTCTTCTTACGAGTAATCAAATCTTTTAATGTTTTCAGTGCGTGTTGATATGCCTTTTTATTAACTGTAACAGACTTAACTTTGTTTACTACATATCCTTCTGATGCTTCTTTACTCTCTACGAACTCTTCGAACATATTATCGATGTCAACTTCTTCGTTTTTAGGCACACAGTTAGGGACTAGCCTACCGTTCTTCTTTTTCATGCCTCTTTGCTCATGAGAGTCCCAACAAGGATCATCATCTTTTTCTTTCAAAGATTTACCCTCGCTGTCGTATCCAGGCTTTCCAGCTTTTGCTTTCTTAGATATAGCGATTGCGGCACGTTGTGCGGCTGAACCTGCGCCTTCAGTCATTCCCAAAATTCCACGAGTGAATTCATTCAGTTGACCACCAGCATCTACGAATGCGGCTATAGCCATTTGCTGTTTTTTCTTATCTGACTTACCTGCAAACTGAGGAGCATCTGACTTCTTAAAGTCATCGATCCAAGCACCGAGTCCGTCAGATACTTTTAACTTCTCTTCTAATTCAACTTCTTCTTTTTTAGCACTGCCACGCACTTTAGCGGCTAAATCTGCGTCTGCCTTACCCCATGTGCCGGACGACTTAGTAATGAAAGAGTTAACACGTGCAAAGCCCCATTGTTGTGGAGTAGTTCCTGGTCTGTGACCAGTTCTCCAAGCGGCAATACCTCTATTATAGACTTGACGTAAAATGCCTAGTGGCATTCCAGACTTCTCTGCTTTCTTCTTGAGGCCCTCATTACCCTTTGCTTCATCAAGAGTTACTTGCTCGTAGATGTCGTTTGTAGTTTCTTCGATGAAATCGATAAGTGCTTTGTCTGTATCAAACTCTTCTTTGTTGATACTTGTAATCTTCTTGCGTAATTCTCTGGTAAGTAGAGCGTCCATTTCACGCTCATGCTCTTTAGACAAATTCTGTCTTTCGTCTTTGTGTTGGCGCTTCAATCTTTTTTCGGCATCAGTGTTGATAGAGATTTCGTTTAATGCCTCTTCTTTGCGGACACGAAATGCACGAAAGCGGCGATCTAATTTAATTTGACCTTCTTTATTAAACATTTGATGATAACGCTTAGTGTGCTTTGATGGCTTGGTCTCTGCTTCTGCATCACCCGGCGCTGGCTTGTACGCATCTGGATTATCGTCATCCATTTTAGCGCCCTTTTTAAAGTGTGCATCACGCTTTGTTTTTGTAGACTTGGCTAGACCTTTATGATATACAGCTGGCTGTGTGCCTTTTCTATCCTTAATATCTGGATCTTGACCCACAGTAGGCTCTTCAAAAAGAGTAGAAAACTCATCATTAACTAAGAACGATTCAAACTCTTCGTTCACACTCTTTTTACCAGATAGTTTTGCTAAATCTGCTTTTCTAACTTTAGGCAATAACTTCTTTGCTATTCGGTCGATTGCGCCCTTCTTAGTAGAAACACGTTTGTCGATAAGCATTTTTTCAGAAGGAGATAAGTTGTTATAGTTTTCGCCTTTCTTGCCTGCGACTTTCTTGCGAATAATTTTGATGGCAGCTTTTCTAGCACGTAACTTTAACTTATCCATAGTAGCGGCTTTTTTAGCCATACGTCTACGACCTTGAGCAATCTTTGACTTATACTTACGCATTGTGATTGATCTTTGGCGCCTTTGTTGCATCGTCAATGCTTCTTCAAGCTGTTCCATCATTTCGGCAATCTTCATGCCGCCACGTACCATGTCATACACATCTTGAGCATCATTTTGAAGTCTTCGAGGCAAACCAGTTTTGAATTTTTTGAAGTCACCTTGAGAGGCTGCGGCTCTCATTTTAGAAGCAGACATGCCTTCTACTCCCTCTGAATCTGGGTCACGATCACCAGCAGATACAATAGAGATTTTATCAAAGTTATAGTCTTTACCGTTGTACTTGTTTAACAGATCATCGAACTGTTTAATTCTATCCTGACCAACAACAAGAATTACCTTAGAGAATTTCTTCTGCAACTCTTGCATGATTTGGATGATAGTGCGGGCATTGGATTTTACGATGATATTACCGAATGCTTTCTTTGCAAGCATAATTTTATCATCGTAATCTAGAGGATTTTTCTTAGCGTCTTGACTGTGAGAAACGTAGATCAGCGGTGTTGCCGCTTCTGATCTTGCAACAGATTTGATTTTGTTGACTAGCTTTTCGTGTCCAACAGTAATTGGATTCATTCTGCCCCAACCCAAAACTACTGTCTTATTTGGAGCTTCTTCAAGTTTGGGGTTGACCTCAATAGCGTTTTTCACTAAGAGTTCATCCTTTACTTTCTTCGAAGTCTTCTTTGACTTCTCTGTCTTCTTTTTAGAAGTCGTTTCTTCACCAGAGTTTGCCTCTGGATTTTCCATAGAATCGTCTTGCATTTTTCTTCCTCTATCGTAGGTTTACCGTAGTCTTACTACAATGATGTGTTATATACTATTTATAAATTACAGTAGTTCCTTAGAACTGTTCCAAGTCTCTTCTGCTTTCACTAATGCTTCTTTAATTGATTCGAGTTGACTGAAGCTTTCGTTCTCTATGACTTCCATATCGATTCGTCTCTGTTTTGCTAATGTGTATTTTTCTTCTGCTTGACGGTGCTGTTCAGTTAAATTATGAAAACTACGTCTAGCTTCTCTTTCTTCCATAATAGCAATCATAGGATCCACTGGCTCTTCAGGAACAACTTGCACTTCAGGCGGCATTAATGGATGATCTTCGCCAGTTACAGGAAAGTCCTCTTCTTCGATTTCTGCATCTGTATATACTGGATCGCTTAATTCGTCTGAAAGTTCGATCTCAGCATTTTCAATGTGGTCATTAAGCTGATCAATTAGTACAGATTTGGTAAGCCTACGATCTAGTTCAATACCAACTGTGCGTCCATAAGCTTCTAGCTCATCTTTTGTCATATCAGTAAAATCCATAATTAATCCTCCGACTTAACTAGCGTGAATATACCGTAAGCAATAGCACCGTAAGCAGCCCAGCCAATCAAACCTTGAAACATAAGTGCAATCACACCAACTGCAATAAGAGCACCGCCATCCCAAGATGTACGCTCTTTTAATCTACTCTTTAACCAATTCATAATTTTCTCCTTTATTTAAAATGCAAAAGCAGGCACAAAGCCTGCTTCTTAGACTTCTATAGTCTATTTAGCATTTTAAATTACCTTAGTCATTTTTGGCAATATCTCTGAGAAGCATCATACACTGCTTCGACTCCTCGTGTAAACCCATTCTTGCGAGTGCCGCCGCTGCCCGTGAATATCCCACTATCTGCGAATACCGATCTAGTGAAGACCACAACCCCGATAAGGGTAAAAATACATAGTTGTTTACTAAGGCTGTCATTAGACCCACCCCCGTAAATTTTCATTTGTCCCGTAGGCAATAGAATAAATTTCTCCACGACTGATACCCAAATCTTTTAGATCACGATCAGTAAGTTTACTTAGTTCTTTGATTGTTCTTTTGGCTTCTCTACGGTCAGACCATCGTTTCATTACGCTCATGTAAATATCTACGATGAATGACAAGTTGAGAAAACCAGCGGCAGTAAGTACCATCTGTGTCATTCATTTTCTCCTGTATATAATGTGTGAAGTTAGCGGTTTGCTAACACATATATTTATACGAGAAAGGTCAATATTACTGATGCATAATTCATATACCCGTGATGCGGTAAATGACTTACTTCTGCCAGCCTTTAATAAATTCGTCTGAGAAGTTTGCTTTTGAGAAGCCTAGTCTATCTACTAGCTTGACAGCATTCTTACCCATTCTATCGATTGCGACAAAGCCTTCTTGCTCTGTAACTTTATAACCATCTCTTGTTTTTAAGAAAGTGCCTATAGACTTTGCTTTATCTAGCTTACTGATGATACGTAATTTTATTTCAACGATCATGTTATACAGTTCAAATAATGCGACAATCTGAGACTTGTCGATGTTTGAAAAATATGCCATCACTTCTTTTCGTCTTTCTGTTCTACCGGCTTTGCCCTTTTCAGATTTCAGCTTATCAATTTCTTTTTGGTAGTACTCGTAAATCCAGTCTACCATATCAGTGACGAATTTAGACGGATCTGCAATCTTTTCACCTGCCCGTACTTTTACGTTCAGATATGTTTTGACTCTTGTGAGTAGTTCTTCGTTTTCTGTTATACCATCAAATGTTGCTTTGTTTACTTTGTTGAATTGTTTACCGGCGGCTGACAATAACAGAGTAACTGCATCTGTTTCTGTTTGCGTCATTGTAGCATTACCAGTTACATCTTTATATACAGCATCTACTGACCAGACCGATCTTGAGTCTTTGAGATTGCTTGCAATCTTCTCTCCAAAAGACGCTGACATTGATTCAAAAGATTTTCCTCTGTAGTTAGTGTGCCAAACCACACCGATCTCGGATCTGAGGATTTTAGAAGCAAGCGGGCTTTTCGCTGGTATAGCGTAAACAATCGTATTAGGATGAAAAGTAATATACGATTCACCATCAATCTGTGCCTTCTTAATATCTTTCTTCGCATAGAGAAAATCACCTTGTATCACTCCTTTAATATTCATAGATGGCAAATGTTTCAATGCCAAATTCATTTTTATATTCAAATCACCTTTAGTATCAGCATCAACGTCCGCCTTAGTCTTGTAGACCTTTGGGTTCTTGTTGAAGATACCTTTCTTCGCAACGAAAAACTTACCGTCTGAGGGATCAATGCCTGCAAATACTGCTGGTGCACCGTCCCACTTGACAGTTACATTGACTGCTGACTTAGATTTACCAGCTAACATGTCACGTAAAGAACGTAAATAGTTGATTGATTCTCTTGCACCGTCAACGCCTGCATTCAGGATATTGTCTTCTAGGTGTTCCATGTGTGTGTTTTTGTCTTCAGTCAAAAATGATGAAAGGCGTTGCATCTTATGCTCCAAATAATTTCTTTACATCTTCAGGATTATCAAGGCTGTACTTAGACTTAACGTCAGTCTTCAATCTACCTTGACAACGATATCCAGCACCGACAACACGATAGTCTTCGCCATTAATTTTTCTTGCTTTACTTCCAGATGGTCCTAATCTAAATTCGATATTAACAGATCCTTTATATTCTGGAACATCTAGCTTTAATGGATTACTTCCCAGATAAAAGAGACCTGCTTTACCTATCTGAATGTAATACACATTCTTTCGGTTATATGCTTTGGCAATTGTTCTTGCCGAGTCGAAAGATTGAATTGCGTTCATCTTACCAAGATAGCCAGCTTTCTGTGCCGCTGACCACGCTTCTTTAGTGACTGAACCGAAAGGAATTGTGTATGGTGTTTTTTTGTGGAATGCTACTGGCTCTTGCTTACGAATAAAGTTGACCCATTCTTTAAGTGCTTTATCTTGCTTTTTTGCCGCTTCTATAAAAAATGGAATGGCGTCATCGTCTACCGCATCCGGTTTGACTAAAGTGTGGGTCTTATTTAATGTGTCTATTCGTATAGACGTACCGCCCATTTGAGCATTCTTGTCTAGTTTGATTTCGATATTGAATTCTTTACCGTTGTATAATGCTTCAATATCCCCTGCGCCTTGATTGCTGTATCCTGCACCTGGTTTACTGCCGACATCTAATCCTTGCACACCAGCAGATTTCATTGCATCGAAAACTTTCTTTTCGTATGCTAGTCCTTTTGCACCGACTGATTCGGTAATGAAACTTTTAAATCTGACTGTCATTTTTTAACCTTAAATTTCGTATCGTTTGGATATTCACCAGCTTTAGAATTTCTTAACTCAATTACATAATCTTCAACAGTGTTACTGCATAATATCGTAATCTGCTTAGATTTTGAAGATGGATATCTTATATCATCAATTTTTATATTTTGAGATAACTTATCCAACTTTGTCTTACCTAACCAGAAGACCTTCCACCCAGTTCGCATTCGCCTTACATAAAAGTAGTTCATACCCCATGCCCTATTGAAAATCTTTTCGATTTCTCTTGCGTTGGCTCTCGGTACTGCGAGTTTCGGTCTAACTTTATTTATATTACCTCGTTCATCAAAGCCAGCTTGCACCTTGTTTAGATCAACTCCGAACGTTTTTAAGAAGGTTGCACCGGCTGAATTGGGCTGTAAGTTGCCTTCTCTATCAAACAAAGAAGCGGCACCTGAGTATGAACTGAAAGTATTACCGTTGATATCTTTAAGTGATATGTACCATTCACCACCTTGATTATCTGTTAAGATAATATCTCCGATAATAGCACCTAATTTATCAATTGGCACTCCCTCTTTCTTTGTGCTACCAGTACGTTGAACTGCACCGACAATCTCTGCGTTAGCGAAGGGAGCATATGACTCGCTCATCATATTTACAACTTCAGAAGTTTCATTGTCTGTGCGAGTTTTGAAATACGTATCAAGCGTTTTGACTGTTCTTACCTCAAACTTCTCGCCAGCATTCGCACCTCTTGCGATGATGATATCGAACTTAAGACCGCTAAATGTAAAACTGTAACTAGGAAACTTAGAACTATTTGGAGAAATAGAGTTGAAGGTCACGCTTTCTAAACTAGTGTCCTTACGCAACTGCATTTTGAGATGATCTATTACAGCTTGGCTTGTATCGTCATTTTTGTTGATAAGTTGTAGCCTAAACTCACGAACAGACTTATCGTTTGTTCCTGGCTTACCTTTTGGATACAAAGGAGCGACCCGATAATTCTTTATCTTTACGATAGAGTTCAGGTTTTCTCCGATCTTCTCATATACTTCCATACTCATGCGATAGTAGTCCTCTCGTTTCTACTATTTATGAGCAGTCAATTTCTCCTCATTGTCGCATATTCTACGGGGTCTTGATTTCTTGTGACCGGAACGAGATTGGACTTATGCATTGTGGCGATACCGACGATGTAGTCTCCAGTGTAGACCTGTCTTTCTTTTTTTCTTCCTCCGTCAGGGATTCCAATTCCATCAACTGAGCCCGACGGCGGGACTGATTTATAATTCTGTTTTGAAACTGTTGGCGGCGGTTCATATGGTACAAACTCCTTCTTTTTGGGCTTTGATCTACCTTGTATATATGCAACGTAATCTTCTAACACATCGAATTGGCACGAATGCATATTATTGCGTCTCATGTCCTTATTATATTGTCGCCATTGAACCTCAACTTTTTTCATGTCGAGTTTTTTAGGTTTGCGCCTTTTGGATCTAGGAGCGTAAACTCCTTTAATCATATGCATACTCATTGTTTCATTCCTATAATTTACCTCACTATATTTTTAATATTATGCACTAATTTTACTTAATTGTCAAGTACTTTTTCAAATAATTCTTAGTAGAGTTTATTAAATGTATAAATAAGCGTATGGGTGCGTGTGAATGTGTAACAACACAAGAGGCAAGTGTGATCGTTTTTAATAGACTCACAGAAGGAATAACTGGGGTAGCATTTCGAATGCAGGTGGGGTTCCTCCCAGTCACGCAAACTATTTAGAGAAGGCAACTTTTTGGTTGCCTTTTCTTTTGGGCAGATTCCTTACGAACTTTCATTTGATAATCTTTTACGGCAGTCTTTATGGCATCCTCTGCAAGGACTGAACAGTGTATCTTTACTGGTGGGAGAGCAAGTTCTTCGGCTAGTTGTGTATTCTTAATTTGACTCGCATCATCTAGGTTCATGCCTTTGACCCACTCAGTCAGAAGACTAGAAGACGCAATAGCACTACCACATCCGTAAGTCTTAAACTTAGCATCAGTGATGATATTATCTTCCACCTTAATCTGAAGTCGCATGACATCTCCACATGCAGGTGCTCCAACCATACCAGTGCCTACATTAGGATCGTTCTCGTCCATCTTGCCGACATTTCTGGGATTCTCATAATGATCTAACACTTGCTTACTGTATGCCATAAGGCACCTCTATTAAACGTAGAAAGACTCTCCACAGCCGCATTCGCCTGTAACGTTAGGGTTGAGAAATTTAAACCCAGAGTTCAGACCCTCTTTTACCCAGACCAACTCTGATCCAGCTAAATATGTTTTACTCTTTTCATCTATTATTAACGTTACACCTTGATCATGTATAACGGTATCATGTCGATCCATGTTGTATGAATATTCTAGTACGTAAGCCAACCCGCTACAACCAACTGTACGAATTCCAATTCGAATGCCTTCACAGTCAGGTTTGGCTGCCAGTCGATCTCGCAATGGTTCGTATGCAGATTCGTCTATGGTTATCATGCTACTTATTATATTCCTTAACAAAAAAGTTTGGCGTATATCCATCAAACCCGCTACCAGCATTAAGCGCATTTACCATGCGGTGTGCCTCTTCTTCATTACTAGTTATGTATAGATTTAGTCCAGTGGAGTTTTCTAAGACATGAAATTCTTTATCAACCTTCTTCAAAAGGTAAAGCATTACTTTTCCTCTAGCTTTTTGATTCTTGCATCCAACTCCGGCCACACATCAAACTCATGCAATTCTTTACATGGATGACTATTTGCTTCTAGTTCAGAAATTTTTGCTTCTAGTTCATCGATCTTCTTTGAGACATTTGGATACTTGGTTTTCCAAGCAATACTCTCTTTGTCGAGAATATCGATGCCGTATCTTTTAGTTGCCCAGTCTGCGATATCATCAAAGCGATTATAGCACCAGACTCCAGCTCTTGTATCTTTGAACCACTTAGTTGATGCGGCACCCAAAAGTGACCCCGCAATACTACTTACTATCCACAACCACATAAGATTCTCCTAGCTAACAAGTTTTATTACACGATGAATTCTTCCAGATTTCATCAGCTTATCAAATTTTTTCCAATATCTTATCATAATTCCTTTATTTAAATCCACCGAAGTTTGGTTTTTTGTCTCCGGTTCTTTTTCTGTACGATACAACACTATCGTTATTACCCTCTTGTTTTTCTTCTCCCATACGACTAGCAAAGTTACCCTTGTCTGCAACAGGTGTATCATCAACTAAGTCTTGTGCTGACTCTTCAGCGTCAAATAATTTCATCTTAGATCGATCAATTCCAATTACAAAACGTTTCAGATAGTTTGTATCACCCCATCTGTTTTTCAATTGCTTTACCATAAGTTGGCCTAAACCTTCTAACTCTTCAGTTGAGATTAACCCAAACATAAAGTCAGCGGTAGCAGGCAGACCAAATGACTCAGAGGTATCCTCTAAGTTTAAATCTGAACTACTATAACCAGTACGTGTAGTCTGTGTCGCACTTAAGATTGGCACATTAAACTCTACTGCTAAACCACGTAGTTCTTCAGCAATTGCTTTTATCATAGTATAAGAGTTAACGTTAGCACTCGCCCTCAATCTAGAACTTGTACATATATTTAGATAATCTATATATACAATGTCTGGTTGAAAGTTCTTTTTTAGTTTCAATTCATTTAAAAGATGTCTAAAATGTGCAGAACCAGCACTTGCAGTTGGATACTCTTTGACTATCAGCTTGCCGGTTGTCTTACCTTTGACACGATCAACCCGCTTCATATATACATCTTTAGGTATCTCTTGCAAGGCATCGATAGTGGTATTGAGCAAGTTAGCGTCAATACGTTCAGCAATCTTTTCTTCTGCCATTTCCATAGTGATGTATAGAACATTCTTACCGTTCATAAGATTTGCAGATGCACAATGAGTCATGAACAAAGTTTTACCGACACCAGTACCAGCTAGAGCAATACTCAGAGACTTGCGAGATAAACCACCTTTAGTAATCTTATTGAATAAATCTAAGTCAAACTCTACCTTGTCTTCTTTCGTGTGGTAGAATTCGTATCGATCTTCAGGCTGTTCAAGAAAGTCGTGACCGATGTTTTGATCAAACGACACGCCGAGTGCCTTAGTTAATAGATCAGGAATAGATCCCTTATCTAAGTTGTCGTGATTACCATCTAACACAAGAATGGACTCACGCACAGCATTAAAGACTGCCTTATCTTGACAGAACTTCTCAGTTTTATCAACAATCCATTCTAAATCAGTTTTAGGATCATATTCTAAAGATTCAATCGTCTCAACTATAGTAGTGTATTGGTCGTCTGATATGTTGCTTTTTTCATCAATGGCAATCTTTAAGGCGCTTTTTGTAGGCACACTATTATAGTCTGCGATATATTGTGTTATAGTTTTGAACACCGTTTTCTCAGTAAAGTCACCGAAGTACTCCTCACTGAGAAAAGGTATAACTCTTCGCATATAATCTTCATTATGTAAGAGTCCCGCAAGAACGGTATTTTCAATCATTCGCTACTGTCTCCTCGTCAGCGATTTCAACTTGGGTGTCATCATTGATGAGACCCTCACTAGAGGCAATAGTATACACGTTTTCGATGTGTTTGGCAAGACTTGTTTTTTCAAACATCATAAGCCAGAACTCTTTATTATCAACAATATCTTTTGCCCTCATTAACTTTTCAGTTAACACTTCACCAGTATCAGGATTGACTGCTTCATACCAGCCTACTTTAGGCTTATGTACAAAACCAGCTTTTTCTGCTACTTCAAGCAGTCCAGACCACTTCATAATACCGCCATCAAACGTGACAGTAATTGGAATCTGAGACTTTTCACGCACATGACGAGACTTCTCAATGTTGATGACAAAGTGGTAACCCTTAATCTCAGTGCCTTCTTTATCTTGACGGCGACCGATAATCCAAATCGCATCGGCAGAGTAGTATGCACCAGTACCACCAGATACGATATCTTTAGGAAACATGCCAATCTCTTTGTACGTGTGATTAACACAAATCAAAGGAATATCTTTAAGATTAAGATGCGGAGTTATGATACGAAACAAAGATTTCATCTGCTTTGCACGTGACATATCTGCTACAGACTTACCATCCATAGCATCATCTACTTCTTTCTTAGATGCTAAGTTACCAATTGAGTCGATAACAATACAAACGTTGTCATCTTTATTCAAATCATTCAACTGATTTGTAATATCAAACTTCAACTGCTCAACGTCAGTGATCGGAGTATGAATGACACGATCCATATCGATACCGAATGACTTGAAATACTCTGGCGGTGTACCAAACTCTGAATCATAAAACAGAATTACACTATCTTTATATTTCTTTTGGTGTGAGGCAGCCATCAGCAAAGCAAATGCTGACTTAAAGTGCTTAGATGGACCTGCTAACATCAGCAAGCCTGGACTTAGTCCACCATCTAATCGACCAGACAATGCAACATTTACCATAGGCACAGAAGTTTGTGCCATATCTTTCTTACCAAAGACTTTCGAGTCCATGATAGGCGCAGTTGCTTTAATAGTCGAGTTCTTAGCCAATTTTTCCATTAACGATGTCATATTCTATTCTCCATTCATAATTTTATAAAGCTTATCAGCAAACGCATCAATTTTCTCATATCGATTCGGCCAATAAATATAGTCTTTCTCTGGATTCGCTTTCAAGTTATCCAGTAGCGGTATGATGTTATCATACAGGGTTTTTGCACGTGTGTCAACACTTTTAATCTTTTCTACAAGAACTTCATGTTCCTCGTTTGCTTTTCGAACTGATTCAAGTTCGTGTTCATCTACGGCTGTAAAGCCAAAATCAAATATATCATCTGTCATGAGAAAAATCCCTCCAATGAGTTTATATGTTCAAGTTCCCAGTCGATTGCATCAGACACCATCTTCAAAGGTTCTTTGAACGTTTTGTTAAATTGAGTTTCATAGTCAACATCACTGTCTAGACCAAACTCTTTAGGCAGAAACTGAGGAAAAGATATTACGTTTTCCATCAGAGGATTAGGCATCTTCATATAACAGAATTTTACTTTACTACCATTCTTAACTTCTTCTACGGACAGACCATGTTTCTTGATCTGCTGATTAAAGAGAAGTGCGCCTCTAACGTGAATAGGAGTACCTTTCTTATAGATAGTATTTCTATCTTGCCACTTCTCAATGTCACTCACACCACGAGGAAATGATACGTCTTCTGGTGGTAAAGATTTGAACTCTTCATAGAAATTCTTAACGAATGCTTGCAGTTCTTTCTCATCAGAGTTCAGCATAATTCTATATGCTTTAACGAACTTGTCACGAACTACTTGTGGTGTAGAAGACTTTACTGCTTCAATGCCCATGATCTTGAGTTTGGGTTCAGCGTATTGCACTCCTTCGTTGTTATGTACGTTAAGTATATATCGTTTCTTTGCCATCCATATGCCTTTGTCAGCAATAGCTTCACGTGCCATTACCATTCTATTGTCATATGCATTCATATTTATGAACAAATTGTTATACGCTTTCTCTAAGATAGGTACTAGTTTTTGCTCACAGGCTTGATCGATGAACTTAACTGGATCTTTTGGCTTTACTGCCTCTACGAGAGGTCCCATATTCACGTACAAAGAATCAGTGTCCATTGCGATAACATAGTCTTCATCTTCACTCTTCAATATGTTGTTCATCGCATTGTTCATGGCTTGCTCTGCCCACTTGATCGATAACTGACCAGACAATGTAATACCTTCTGCAATGAGCATTTCAAAGTATCTGAAATACTGATTACCAAGAGCGCCATAAAGAGAGTTCAACAAAATCTTAATAGCTTGCTGAGTATTCTCAAGTCTATTTATTTCTCGCTTTAAATCTGGCGAATTCGCATTCTCGTTTTCTTGCTTGAGCCTCAACATCTCTTTTTTGATATCGGCTCGCTCATCATATAGACCAATGATGATTGTCGGGAATACACCCCGCTCATCTTTACGATACATCGAACCATTTGCGGCAACAGACAAATTGCGTTCACGTGGTTCTTCAGACACTGGATTCTTTAGATAATGCTCAACACCACTTGCAGTAAAATCATCACCTTTTATCAATGTTTCTGGAGACATGTTATACTGTACAATTAAGTTAGGATACAGAGAGTTCAAGTCAAACGATGTTACCCATTCAGTCATACCAACTTTAGGCTCTTTTACATAGCCACCAGGATAAGGATCTTTGTGCTTACGAGTTGCGGGCGGCACTGCAATTTTGCGATCACTCAAATACCGATATATGATTGAATCCCATATACCTGTAGTGCCGAAAGCATCATTGTAGTTTACGCCGCCCTTGTACGCCACAATCAAAGCCAAATCCATCAAACCAGTTTGTTTATCAATTTTATCTACAACCTGAACATCACGTATGTTATAGTCGATAAACTTCTGGTGATTATGCTTATAGAGTCCGTGGAGAGAACCATATTCAGAGTAAGAAAGTTTCTTCTCACCAAGAACCACAGACGCTATATGATCTAGTGCATAAGAGGCTTGATTGCCGTACGTGTAACCAAATTTTTGAAACAGATCAAAGTAATCGACTTGCTGAACACCATAAATCTCATAAGCGTCCATCTCTTTACCTTTAATACCAATCTTTCTATACTTCGTAATACCAAAAGGAGAAAACTGCTTTGCAACCTTCTCACCAAGTATACGTATAGTTCGATTGATCATGTAAGGAATATCAAAGAGTCGAATGTTCCAACCAGTGATGATATCAGGACAGTTAGCATGCCAGAAAGTAAGAAACTTCAGCATCAGGTCTTCTTCATCTTTACAATGTCTGTACTGAATCAAATTACCAGGTATGTCAAGTTCACAATCTTCTAGTCGCCATTCGCCAAGACCCCAAACGTGATACACGCCAGAGGCACTACTTTTATATGCGATTGATATAATTGGATGAGCCGCTTCATCTGGCTCTGGAAACCCTGCATCAGATGCAACTTCGATATCGATGTTACCAACTTCGATACGTTTGAGGTCATAATTAATTACACCGGAAAATCTCTCTTGTATGAACTGTGCAACAAAATTATTGTTGCCATAGATTTTAAAATTATCTACATGCTCATACTTCTTAATAAACTCTGTAGCTTCAGACATCGAATCGAGTTGGATTGGGTCAACAGAAACACCGTCAAACGACTTCCAACCACTTTCATTTTTCTGAGATTTAAGATACATCGTTGGCTTAAACGGCATCTTCGTTTGAATGCGTTTACCCTCATCCGTGTAACCACGAAAAAGAATATTACTGCCATAGCGATTTACGCAAGTGTAAAAACTCATAAGACCTCAATCTGTTTCATATAATATACAATGTATCACTAATGATACACTTTGTCAAGTATTTTAGTCGCTTCTTTCACCGAAACCATAGTCGATGACTACTGGGAATCTTGGCACACCATCAGGCGTAAGGCCAAAGTATCTAAGAGTAGCCCAGTCAGGAGTGGCACCTTTTTCCCAAAGGTCTTTTAACACTTCTTGTTTACCTCTAACTCCAGCACCACAAGTCTCGCCGCTTGGCAAAAGAAGAGCAAAGTGTTTCACGTGACCCGCCCAATTGCCTTGACCTTCAAGCATTGTCACCACTTTGAATTCTTCAGTAATAAACTCTTTTCTTTTCAGAAGATCATTACTTCTCTTGTTTTGCTGATAAAGTGCATTGTTTCTTACCATCTGACCTTCATATCCATCTTCTGTATATGAGGCATAGAGTTCATCTAACTGCTCTTGATCACTAGCAAAGTCAGTCTTAACGATCTTAACAACATCACTCTTTGCTTTGTACGCAAGTTTAATTCTGTCGATGAAAAGCATATTCTCAACGTTACAGTCGTAAACGTGATACTGCACCAGAGATGCTGACTCTGCAATGTCCTCTGGAGTTGACTTAAGTTTTCTCACAAGACTAGTAATCTTATTGAAGTCTTCTTTCAACTCATGGTTATATAGTTCACCGTCTAAAGTGACACCAGGATTAGCATCGAGAAAAGGCTTAACTGATTCCCAGATATGTGGGCAACTAGTAATTTCTTTGCCTGCTCTAGTCCAGAGTCCTGATTGATTTGCGATACATCTAATGCCGTCTAGTTTTGGTTGAGACCAACCCTGCGCTTGTGGACGCTTAGTGTAGTCGCCCGCAAGCATAGGCTTAAACTTCTCGTATGTATCAATTAGGTTGATGTCTGCAAAGTACTCTTTCTCAACTTTTTTATCCCAACTTGCTTGGGCTTCTGCGAATGCTTGAGTAACGCAAGTAGTTGCGTTGACTTTGCCGACGTTCTTTGGTTCGGTAATATTCCAGCCAGAGGTAACTAGCTTACCATCTTGAATGCCTGCTATCGACCTAGTGCCAGCAGTATCCTCATTATCAAATCCATATTCAATGGTTAGTACTCTAACCTTGCCCTTTGTGTCTCTCTTATACAACGTGGGCAGTGCAATCACATTTTCCATATTCTACTCTCATTATTTAATTTAGATGTACAGTATAACACTGACTTAAGCCAATGTCAAGTACAAATTTGAAGAAAAAAGAATAGCAACATCACTGCTATTCCTAGATGTGTTCCTGTTATTTTCACTATTGCCAGATATTCATGGTAAGTAAAGGTACTCCTACAATTATGAAAGCAATGATAAGGAATGCGGGAAGCAGTCCTTTTGTGGTACAGTAATTTTGGGGTTCTCTCATTCTAAGCCTTTCTTTAAAAAGGGACACTTTCGTGTCCCTCATAAGTTTACTTCTTTTCGGAAACGAAAGAGTATAGTTCTTTGGCTTTGTTCATCAACTCATCCATAGAATACATTTTATATGCATCTGCGAGATTTGACTCAACGTCTTTACGAGCCTTTTCGCCTTCTGCGATCATGTTCTCATAAAACTGAATGTTCATATGATACTGTTGATCCATGTAATCTTTTGCTAGTTTAAGCATTTCTGCTCGGATTTCGAAAGGGTTTTTATTAGACATACTTTTCTCCTGTGTTGTGTGTTGTCTTCATTCTTAGGATATGCTACTCAGACATGTAGCAATTACAAAGACACATAGTGCGCCTAATGCAAGTTGTGCAACTGCATCGCAAAATGTGCCATCGCAACTCTTCAGAAAAGAGATTGCTCTATTCATCAGCTTTTTGACTCCTATATTTAGCTGTGAGATTAAAGGACGGAGCTTTCACTCCGTCCCACCCTATATTACTCAGTGAGTAATTCTTTGGTATCCTCAAGAGTTTTGCCGATAGAAATCTTCTTCGGTTTTTGTTCTTCAGGAATAACATTTTCTAACAGAATACGCAACATTCCGTTCTCTAGGGAAGCATCTCTGACCACTACAGTCTCGGCTAAAGTGAACTTTCTACTGAAAGCACGGGCGGCAATGCCTCTATGAAGATACTCTTTTTCATCAGAAGCATCTGGAGCTTTACCTTCGATGGTAAGCTGTCCGTCTTTTACTTCGATGTCGAGTGATTCTTCTGTGAAGCCTGCTACGGCTAATTCCACAATATAAGTTGTATCACTTTCTTTAGTGATGTTATATGGTGGGTATGAGTTCGCTTTTACAGTGTTTTCTTGCATTGCTGTAATGCGATCAAAGATCCTATCAAAACCTACAGTCGTAAAAGGATCGTATTTTGTTTGCAAATAAGTCATTATTGACCTCCTATATTTAGCAAGGGTTAATATACGTAAGTCCCGTTAGGCAACTTACATCTTTATTTATACATGCAATACGGTAATGTTTTGAAAAAAATACATGATTTTTTGTAATATATTACTATACTGCCAAACTCTATATTGTCAAGTCTTTAATATCCATACCCATTTGGGTCTTCCCATTTTTGGTTATGTTTTCTGTGTGCAGTTTTTTCTTCCCAGTTTTCTACTGCTTTCTTGATTCCTTCTTCTGCAAGGACAGAACAGTGTAGTTTGATAGGCGGTAATTCAAGAGCTTCTGCAATTTCTTTATCTTTAATTTGTTTTGCTTGTTCAATCGTTTTACCTTTAAGCATTTCAACAAACATTGTCGATGACGCAATTGCACTTCCACATCCATAGGTTTTGAATTTGACATCTTCTATCAAATCTCCATTCATCTTAAGGTCGAGTTTCATGACATCACCACATGCTGGAGCTCCAACTAGTCCAGTTGCAACATTAGGGTCTTTAGGGTCAAACCTACCGACTGCATGTTTTTCTGGATTGTTTAGAACAGATTCGAATCTATCTACTACTTTTTTACTATATGCCATATTTTTTAAAAATTGAGTTTATAACTATACGCCAGTTGAACCAAATCCACCTGTTCGGCTAGTTTTAGTTTCTGGCTCGTCAAAGACTTCTTCAAATACAAATTTTGAATAAGACTCCAACACTTCAGCTTGAGCAATTCTGTCTCCATCTTCTACGATGAAAACTTTATCACTCATATTATACAGCATCACATAAGTCTGCTGTACATAATCAGAGTCAACAACTCCTTCAGAGTTTGCTAACGTGATACCGTCCTTAAAGGCTAGTCCTGATCTGGGATGAATACGCATAGATTGATTTTCATCTAGATCAAAAACCAGTCCAGTAGGAATTAAAGCCCGCTCTCCCGAATAGATGAAAATTGAGCCATTCGCATATTTTCTTTTTGACTTGATGTTAGTAGCGTTAAAGACTGTAACCTCATCTGAATCCCTTAAAGATGCTTTTAAATCGAAACAGGCAGCCCACTCTGTTCCAAGTTCTGGCATATGTGCTTCTGGAAAAAGTTTATATATTTTGACATCAACGTTATCAGTCAAGCTTACCGCTTGCACCATCTGATCGTCAATGCTATACGTAAGGGTATATGGAAGTGATCCGTTCGTATCTAATGTATACGTAGCGTTACCATAATCTACAGTATAATTGAGTTCTGGAAACAGGTCAAGTTGTTGCGGAGTGTTCATATTAATATTCCTCAATTTTATAAAGTGGTTCAACATGGATGGAGTCGTGATAGTCTCCATTTCTTAGGTTTCTGCGTACAGCCGTACGTTTGACAAAGTACCCATTATCTACATAATAAGTAATAAGTTCTTGACTAACTACAGAATCATTATCAAGAAAGTTAAAATAATCGTGGGTGAATGGACCAGTCTTGTCTTTTACTTCCATAATATAATCTTCCTTAGCGTTTTTTGCCTATGCTATACTTAGCAATTAATTCCCACTCACCCTTTTCTTTGTGAGGTAGAATTTTGATTTGTGATAAAGGAGACTTGGGCTCTTTGATCTTTTCAGTATCAACTGTCTTAACAAGATCCCATTCTTCTAACAGAGAGATGATAGTATTTCTACGTCCCTTATCTTCATCAGAAAAGTCATTAATCTTGCCATCTAACATAAACAATTCTTTAAAGTGTACAATATAGTACTTGCCTTGCTTATGCAAAATGTGACATGACTGATACAACTTCTGCTCTTTTTTTGAGGCAATACCTATGCGAGTTAAAGTTTCTTTCACTTTAAGAAAACTCTCTTCGTTAGGTAGAGTCACCTCTACTAACCTATCTAATAAATTCATTTTTTCAAACCACCTGTTTCTTGTTGTTTTTTCATGATTTCCAGCTTTTCACTAGACAACAAGGACAGATATTCTTGACCAACTGTTCTATTACACTGATAGTATGCACACACAACATCAAGTTCCTCATTTCCAGCATTCTTAACCCACTTTGCCCATCGCTTTTTAGGTCTAATGCTATTTATAAGACACTCGTATTGGGGTCGTTTATCCAATTCGTGGTGTATATTCATTAGGTTCGCATGTAAAATTGTATCTGCATGATAAGAAAGTGCATTGTTTACCAGCCAAGGCTCATAACCCTTTTCTGCCAATACATCATTCTCACTATCACGCATCATGTTCTTTTTAGTTTGCGTAATAGATGTTACGTAGTCAAATGGATTCGCCATAATCAATATCCTCATCCATATTAGATTTATCCATTTCGTCTGAACACTTCTTACAGACGTAAGCGGTGCCTTGACCACCTTTATAAGTATAGCGTACTTCGCTATAGTCTTTACCAATATTTTTGTTACACACTAAACAAGGATGACTGGATTTTTGTGTTTTGAATCTACCAAAAATGTTCATTTTTTACCCACCACATTAAGCAAGGGTTTCAATATACGGATCAAAGATTTCTCAATATCTTTAGACGGAATATCAGCCTGTTTCTTTATGTGGTATACGCATACCGTCATATTAGAAAAGTCTTGTCCCCACATCTCACGATACTTTCTTGCCGCTGGATGATTTTCGTTGCGTAGAGACTTACGCTGTATCTCTTTAATCCATCTACCGATTCGTGTACCCATGCTCTTATCAGACTTGCCAGTATAAAGGCAATGATGATCTTTCCAAACAGCATACATTCCGGTTCTTTCGTGAATGGTGTCGGACTTTTTTTCTAAGATACCTTTATCTGCAAGCAATCTAAAACCCATCTTAGTATTGGAATCTACCTCAAGTCTATACTTAGTATCACATTTTTCAATAAGAGAATGTGCAATATCGTCTGACGTAACTATGTATTCTCCTGCTAGATTAATCATTTCCATTCCACTTCAGCCATAAGAGTTGCAAGTGCGGCAACACGGTTGATTTCAGAGTTAGCAACGAATGCCTCTTTGTATTGATACTCAGCCAATATAATAATCGAATCTGCTATACTTTGAGTGGATGCAACTTTAGAAGGAAGAATATCATACAACTGGCGATAAAGAACCGCAGAATCAATATCTTGGTTTTCAGCAACCCACTTACGAGTACCAGTAAAGTTTTTCTCTTTCATCAAAGTAATCAAGGCACTGATATTGTCAGTAGACTTGTTTGCTAAGATGCCAGCGTCAATCCTACCAGTAGAAGAATAACGCTGTAGTTCATTAAGGACTCTGCGCCAATCAGGAAAATAAAGTTGAACAACCTCAGCAACAGATTTTTTATCATATTGAATACCCTCATCATCTAGAATGCCACACACTCGTTTGAAAAAGTCTGCCGCAATCTGTGGTTTATCTTTGTTACTTATATTGAACTCGATCACGCTACACCGAGAGTGTAAAGGCTCAATAATTCTATTCTTGAAGTTACACGTTAGAATGAAGCCACAGTTCTTAGAGAACTCTTCCATAAAATTACGAAGTGCAGGCTGTGTTGAGTTTGCGTTCAAATAATCAGCTTCATCTAGTATAACATATTTACGTCCACCAGTGAAGGACACACTTGAAGCAAAGTTTGAAATGTCAATACGCAAAGTATCAATGTTACCATTCATCGAACCATTAATGGTGATAAAGTCTGCGCCAATCTCATTTAACATAGCCTTAGCCACAGTTGTCTTACCGACACCTGCACGACCAGTTAGCAGTAGATTAGGAACATTGTTTTGATCAACGAATTGTTGGAATGTAGTCTTTAACTCTTCTGGAAGAATAGCATCAGCCACGGTTTGTGGTCGATATTTCTCGACCCATAAAAAATCTTCTTGCATCATCAATCTCCATAATATAATAAACCTTCACAGCATTGTAAAGGGATGAAAGGAGGATGTCAATGACACCCTCCTCTCGGCGTCCAATTAAGAAGCGGGAACTTCTGCTTCAGACGGAACTGGTGCTTCTGCATCAGCAGGCGGAACAGGTGCTTCGCCAGGTAGATTCACATCTTGACCTTGCTCTTTTGCATGTTCCAAAAATGCCATGAAACGTTGACGCACTGTGCCAACTGGCAGTAACTCTTCACCACGAAGGGCACCACGTGCAGTCGCAACGTCAATGATTTGAACTGCGGCTGAGATGTCATTCAGTGAGAGACCAGGAGCTTGTTCCTGCTCTTGGGTTTCGGGGGCTTGGTTTTCTTCTGTCATAATAGTCTCCTATAACTAAGTTTATTAACGAGTTTCGATTGCAACCCAATATTGAACCTTACTCGACTTAAAGTGTGCCATACCTTTAGAAGATAATGTAACTTCATAGTCAGCAGGTACCAATTTCAAGTTGTCAGTCTTAATGATCATATTAAATGGATCTGTACTGACACCTTCAGCAACAACGGTATTATAATTATCTGCCGTTGATGTTTTACTGTCGACCGCTGACATAGTAATGGTACTACCATCGCCAATGAAAGCAATCTCTGGCAATTGAAGAACGCCTGCCGCTTGGCGGACACTTTCAATATCTTGCCACTTAATATTGACAGATACTTCAGGATCGGGAACGACAATGTCCTTCTCGGGTGGAGTAACCATCAATGATTCTGATGTGTATGTATAGCGAAGTTCACTTCTACCGCCTTTAATGGTAAAACGATCTTCACCAAACACCACATCTGGATTTTCAAACAATGATAGAGTGCTGAGAAAACGAGACAGGTCATAAACACCTGCTTGAGTTTCAACAGTCTCATCGATTGTTGCCGCAGCCATTACAGTTTTTTGCGGGGATATTGTTCGAACTACTGAACCTGGCTTGAAAACAATGCTAGGGTTGATAGTCGAAAAGTTTTTTAGAACACTTAATGTTTCTGAACTAAATTTCATATTTTATTCACCTTTCTTAATAGTTTAATAATCACGTTCTGCTTTTTATTTATATCAGAACAGCCAAGAGTTTTCATATTTAATCCATATTTCTCCTATATTTTGCTAAATCTTCAGACCGTTCCATTTGAACTCTGATCCACTTTGCACAATCTTTTGCACTAAAGGCTTCTTCATCTGGTGCAGGCATTCTATCGTCTTCACCAATACCACGAATAAAAGAACTCGACAGCATCAATGCGCCAGCCATGATCATACAAACGTGCGGTAAACCAGAGCCTGTAGGACCATCATCATAATCTTTCCTGCGCTCAAAATCATCAATATGTCGTTTAAGACTATCAATCATTTGTTGCCAGGGAAGTCCCTTTTCCCAGTTTCTATCTGCATACTTTGTTGCCCCATACTCAAGGGCAGCCGCACCGGCGGCAAGTCCTTCAAGAGGGAGTTGTCTGAAGTATGGCACACCAATACATTCACGTAAAGCGCCGCTTTCGGCTGCGGCAAATTCCTGTTTTTCACTCATCGTCTAGTTTGCTCCAAGTCATTTTCGGCTCTGTATATAGCCTGTAATCTTAAAACGTCTGCGGCAACATCATGTTTACTATCATGGGCTACAAACGCTTCTTCCCAATATTTTTCATCAGCAAGAGGTACGAAACCACTGCGTGTTGAAAAATCAAATTTAGCATCAATAAAAGTTCTTACATCTCTTACTTTCCAGAACTTTAAATACTCATTCATCAATTTACTTTTACCTTGTGACTCTAAAAGTCTAAACAAAATCACTGGATCAAAAGAATTACCTCTAGACCACCAATAGCCTATGTCTGAATTGTTTCTTAAGTATTCTAGTATAGTATCACAAAAATCTACCACTGTCAAGTCATTTGCATTGGGCTTGATATTATCACGTGCTTCTTTAGGAAGACTTTCCCACCAATGTATATCTGCCTTAGTGAAACTACAATTATAATTATTCATTTGGTCGGTAATCGACAATTTAACCGTTTGAACTTCACCAACTATCTCTTCGAAAGTGTATGGATCTTCTACAAACCTGCTCCAATCAAAACAAGCATATGCCATATCCACCACAGGGCAAACAAGAACGTTTGCCCCAATAGTTTCCATGTCAAATATAAAATTTTTGCTCATTAAATTTCCTCAAATCCGAAAGCGGCAACTGTGTATTTTTTATTGCCAATCAGCATTTGGTCACCCATCGAAGTAGATCGAAGACCCATGCCACCTTTACCTAGAGAAGCCATCAAAGTTACGTTTGGATTGTAGTCACCGTTATCTTCAATATCAGTTCGACTCCAAGAGCCCATCACGTTATTAGTCCAACGATAAGCATACTCTAGAGCATCATCAGTTGACTGAACGTCTTCAGGAATGTTTACAAAAGCAACTGTACGTGGACTTTCTTCGAAGGCTGTATGAATTACTGCAACTTGCATAATATAATCTCTCTCATTGTTTACTTGAACAGTATACAAGGAGTTGACACGAATGTCAACCCCTAATTTCACTTTTTACGAAATTAATTCGTAAGGCTGGTTCCACTTACCAACGTTGATGTCAGTGTAGTGTGATCTATGGAAATAGTCAGTCATTGCATCATCGTTGTTGAAGTAGTTAGGACCTTTCATTGCCGCTAACAGCTTGTTAAGGAACTCCTTAGCAACACCTTCGTAATGCTCATCAATCCAGTACTCATTGACTTGGATGTAACGATCACCGTGAGTGTAGTTTCCAGAGAAGTCGATCTCACCTGCTTTGATATTTACACAAAGAGTTGAGTGGTTATTGACAGAAATACTGCCCTTCATACCGAACTCTTTAAGGACTGCTTTGATAGCAGGAGCAAGTGATTTCTTCATTTCTTGTGATACGTAAGCCATGATGTTTTCTCCGTTTCTCTTGATTACAGTACTATAATAACAGGTCTGACCATAATGTCAACCATTTTTTTCAAGAAAAATGAATTTTTTATGCGTTTTTCCAATCAAAATCTTTAACTAGTTCCATGCCGTAGTTGTTGGTGCCAGTAGGCATATCAAATCCGTCTTTGAATCTAAGCTTGTTCACTTTGAATGGTCCATAGTCCACAAAGTGATGCCATCTGCCATATCTCCAGACAAGTCTTGCCACGTCTGGGTGCATGTCAACTAACATTTGTGACTTATTCACAGTACCTTCAGTATTGTATCCAGTTTCTTTGAACTCTTCATTTTCGGTATTCTCTGCGTGATAAAATTCAGCAGTATTACCACCACTTACAGTTTGAGTAGCGGCTTTACCTTGCATAAACGCATTAAACTGAAGACACACATCACCATCCTTCATCACTCGTAGACAGATATCAGTATCTTCGTTATATCTACCACGCCACCTATGCTTACAATCATTCCGAATAAGTAAAGTAGAATATATACGTGTGTTGGCAACGTAAGCAGGATATTTTTGATTCGGGTCAATAAAGAACCGATATTGTGGACCAGCAATGTAAACATTATCATACCTTTCTACAAAATCTTCCATCACTTGAAAGCCTACACCACTCTCAAATCGAATGCGCTCATTATTATGAAGTCTGTAGAAATCCGAGATATTGTCATCCAATACCCAATGACTAGTAGCGCCAATACTGATCGAATGATCCCATGCCCAGTTTCTAGCACGACCAGGACCATCACCGTGATTTGAGAATGGAGCAACTAGTAGTGTTACGTAATCTCGAATGTTAAAAGTATCAAGTGCCTTATCGTAACTGTCGAGGTCTTGAGGCTCAATCACAATGTAATGTGGTATTTGCATACGAGACAGCGATCTGGAAGTAAACATTGAATCAGCACGACCCTTAGATACAATGTACATAGGGTGTTCTGGCAAAGTTCTGCCTTCTGGCTGAATCCAGCGCAACAGCAAGTTCTTAGTAATATGCTGTTCTGGATGCCAAATGCTCTTGGTCTTTTCTGTCACCTCTTGACCAATCTTTTGAGAAAACTCTTTATAGTCCGCTTCACTTCTGAAGTTTAATGTGATTGCTCTGAATTTAATCTTGTCTTCTTGAGCATATTCTGGCATACCAATCCAGTGCTTTTTCCAGTTCGATTCATATTCTGACTCAACTGTCTTTACTTTACTAAAACCAGGTCCATTATATTCAGGAACAAGTAGATTAGGATCGACTGTGATAAGATCCTCTTCTATATCTTTGAATAAAGACATCGCACGATTTTCTAGAGGATAATATGTCTCTTTGACATATCCAGGTATCATCTGATTGATCTTTGTGCAGAAGTCTACCATATCATCCTGAGTTCTGAAGTGAACATAGATAGATTTCCAGATATCGCTCTGTACAACCTTCTTTACTCTGGTGGCATCTACTAGCTTATCTTGCATAGGCTCGTCAAAGAATTTATCTAGACTTACGCTATAAGTGTCATTTTTACGTGCCTCATCATTCATGTAATTATCGTACTCGGCACTCTCTTCGATAATTGGTTTACTATTATTTGTCATACAAAAAACTCCGTTAAATCTGAACGAGACTTATTCTTATCACTATAACGCATATCGATCAGTTTGTCAATACAAGATTTCCAATTAGAAAGACTGTGCTTTTCTTTGGTCATCTCTGCAATCTCATCTCTACGGTCTTTCATCACATTAGCGAATTCTCGTACACTTGTTTCAAACTCTACACTTGAACAAGTACGCTTTACTTTAAAGATGTGAGAGGAATCTGCCGCAACTCTTTCGCTTGCGTGATTACCTGTATCATCTACAAATAGAATAGTTGGCACACCACAGCCTAATGCTTCCATTGCTGTTATGCCCCAAGATTCCTTTGGCCAAGTTGAGCAAAATACCTGAGACTTTGATATATTCTCAATTACTTCTTTATGAGGTAATCCTCTCATCGTATGTCTAGGTGCTTTCCAATGCTGATTTGCTTGTACGTATTCGTTCACAGTGTCACTCTTGTAAATCCCATCATTAGTCATTACAAGACTATTTAGGACAGATTTTTCCAGCTTCTTATGAATTAGAAAAGGTGCTTTTTCGTTATCACATCTACCGACTGTGGATACGTTATATTCGTGGGTAGTCGAAAACGGTACGTCTGAAGGTAAAAACGAAGAGTCAATATATCCCTTGATTGCACCAAAGTCAACTTGACGAATTCTCATAGCCATGTTTTTGTGGTAGTTGTACTGGTGAGGACTTACAAAGTAAATATGGCAACCATTTTCATTTAGCTCTTTCAGGATACTGCCCAGTTCTACCATGCGTATGTCACGTACAAGTGGCTCATGCATAATACAAACTAAAGGAATATTAAACGACATCATCATCTTTCCCCACCAGGGATTGTTGAATAAGATCATATCTGGATCGTGTTGTGCAATTGCATCCATTATGACTTTGCGTGTATGTCGATTGTCCTTGTCCTCTTTAGTAATACACACTGGAATAATACCATCAATATTATCTTCTAAGTCTTTGCAGAACTTCTCAATGCCGCCGGTGATGACGGGGCCTTTGTTGCTGGCATCTAAGACTTGAAAGTGTGTAGAATACGGAACAAGTATCTTCATTTATTTTTATTCACAAAATCTGATTCACCCCAAACAACGCTCTGGCGAAGATTACTAGATGAAAATCTGTGATCCCTATTGTTGAAATATAATTCGATATTAAGTCTATCACAAACATCCCTGCCTGTAAAGTCTTTATCTTTATATTCTTCACCTAAAATACGAACGTCTATATGATATAACTCCAATATATCTTTCAGGTCTGATTCTGTAGAGTACACTAATATCTCATCCACATATTTAATTGCAGATAGTTGGGTGTAACGCTCAACAATAGATTGAATAGGAGAGTTCTTTTCTGGTCTATCCACAGCAGGATCGATTTGCAGACCACATATCAAGTAATCACATTGCTCTTTTGCTTCACGCAACATCATCACATGTCCAGCATGTAACAGATCAAATGTACTGGCAGTAAATCCAACTCTTTTTACTTTCTTTATCATATAATTCACCTTATTTAAGTTGTTGCAATTCTACTAAAGTTCTTAACTTTTTCAAATTTGATTACGCTATCGAACTTGTCGAATAGTTGATCACCTTTGTGACTGATAATAAAGATATTAGAATCAGCACTTAACTCTTCAATGATCTTAAGAAACTCCTCTGTTCCTGCACTGTCTAATGAAGAATCCATAATCTCATCCATAATCAATAAGTTAGTGGACACAGAGTTACGTAGCTTAGATACGGCTCTCCATGTGAATAGAAGTGCGAGGTCAATTCTTAACTTCTCACCCTCTGAGAAAGAAGAATATGAAAATTCGTCTCGAAAACGAGACTTGATAGTTTCGTTAAAGTTTTCGTCTAATTCAAACTGAACAAAGAAGTCCATCGCTGATAGATACTTGTTGATCAATTTGTTCATCACAGGCACATACTGTTTAATAATCCGAGTCTTAATGCCGCCATCTTTCAACATAGATGCAACCACTGATAGTATTTCTTTATGATCAAAGAGTTCACTCTGACTTGCATGATAATCAACGAGTTCGGATTCTAGCTTCTTGATATCAGAGGTATCAATCTCTTCTACTTCTTGCTGTGCTCCATCGAGTTCTTTTTTGATAGACTTACAAGTGTTCATACCAATCTTATAGTTTGCTCTATGCTCACTTATAGAAATGTTCTTTTCTGATATTTGATCTTCAACTAGGTCGATAGCGTATAAACGTTCATCGACAACTACACTCTTATGTCCAATCTCTTTTTTTGCTGTTTCGATTTCTGTTGCTGTTGATCTTGAGGACTTGATTGTTTCTTCTTTAAATTCGTGGTCGATCCCTTGCTTACAGGTTGGACAGTTGTCGTGGTTTTGGTAGAAGTCAACGTCTTTACGTAACTTGTTAAGCCTGGATGTAAGATCATGATTCAACTCCTGAAACTCTGCTAACTTCTTTTTCTGCTCGGCTTTGTCGCCGATACTGTTATTTAATACTTCGATCTCATCTAATAGAACGTCCATCTTTGCCTGCTCATCTTCAACAAACGCAACTTGCTCTTTTAGTTTATCTTTTAGTTTACCTACTTCAGTCTCTTTAATTTTTCGAATGGACTCATTATGTGACTTAGCACTATCGATTTTGTTCTCAAGTAGATCAATCTGATATTTAATATCAGTTATCTCACTCTTGTTATCTGCCAGTCTTTCTTTTAGAAGAGTATTCATCGTAGTAAAGATTTGAATATCCAAAAGGTCTTCAATAATGTCTCTGCGTTCACCAGTCTTCAACTGCATAAATGGCACAAAAGTAGAACTGCCTAGAACAACGACTTGACCAAAAGACTTGTAGTTGAGTTTTAAAATAGTCTCTTCTAGATAAGTCTGGTAGTCACGGGCAGCCGCATCTTGGTTTAATAGTTCGCCATTCTTCCACACTTCGAATATGCCTGGCTTGATGCCACGCTTAATAACGTAACTGTTACCACTTATGCTGAAGTATGCTTCTACTAATAACTCTTTATTATTAACGCTATTAAGTAGTTGGTACTTATTAATTTTTCTAAACGGCTTGCCATACAAAGCAAAGGTCAATGCATCAAGCATAGTTGACTTACCAGCTCCGTTGTCACCAACTATAAGCGTAGACTTGCTTTGGTTTAAAAAAACTTCTGTAAAAGTATTACCAGTACTTAAGATGTTTTTATAACGAACCTTTTCAAATAGTATCATAGATTAATAGCCTCATTGTGCAACTCTTGCAGAACTTTTTCGATCTTAGTCTTGTCAGTAGAAATCTCTAAATTCTGAACATATTGTTTCAGAATAGTCAATGTATCCTGTGCTTCGTCAACAAGTTCACTCTCATCAATTACATCTAAGTTCATATGATCTTCGACAACCTTGATATCACAAGGTAAGGCTGCCTGTAGTCTATCTAAGAACAAGTCAAAGATATACGGGTTAGTCTTGTTTCTGACAATAACCTTTATAAAAGTATCCTTTAGTTGGGTAGTGTCTAGGTTTGCAATGTCTTCGATTGTCATATCAGCATCATCGTACATAATCTTATGAAACAGACTATATGGATTACGGATATATTCCATGCTACGTGAATCAGTATCAAACACACTAAAGCCACGCTTTTGATCATGATCAGACCAAGTCATCTCATACTGAGCGCCCAAATAAGATATATTGCCAATAGAAGATGGCTGATGAAAGTGACCAGAGTAGACTGAATCAAACTTAGCAAACGTACTACGATCCATACCATCAGAGCATAAATGACCTTTGTCCATCTCGTAACCAGTAATCTCAAAGTGACCCATGAGTACTTGTGCTTTGGTATCAGCCATGGCTTTCATGGACTCTTCCCAATTCTCAGCACACATCCAAGGAGCAAGCATGATGTTACATCCATCCATGTTTAATTCTACAGGTCTTTCCCAATACAAATGCAAGTTACCATGACTAGTATTGCCGTACAACTGTTTAAGACTGTTCACTTCATTAGTATTTTTAAAGTAAGTATCATGGTTACCGGCAATCATATAAAGTTCGATACCTTCATCTGCACACACCCTCATGAAATGATCTTCAAGATTCTTAGCAGTCACGAAATTGATATACTTGCGCCGGTCTGTAACATCGCCTAAGTGAAAAATAGTTTTGATGTTATTTTCACGTAGATGTGGAAAGAAAACTTCCCTATAGAATTTTATTTGATGTTCAGCAATGGCACTATTATCATTTCTTGCACCCCAGTGTGTATCGTTTAGGATAGCAATCTTCATTCTTTCTCCTTCTCATTATCAATAAACTTCTCTAAGCCCTTCTTAGACTTGATCTGTGCCTTTTTCTTATCGTCTATTTTCTTTTCATATCCACGAACAAAATCACTCATGTACTCATTATTCAAATCAATGTAAGCTGGTTCACCACTAGTGTCAACAGTACCTTCTGCACGATCAACAGCAGTTCCTGTCATAACTGAGTTTTCTGTTACCTTGTGTTTGATATATAGTTGCTTCTTCTCTTTTTCAATTCTCCGAAGAAATGCGTACCATATAATCTGAGTAAAGTAAGCAAACGGATTATGAGACTTGTTAGGATCAAAGTTACCCAGTGCTTGAATAGCGTTCTCAAGTCCATCGCTTATCATCTCATCTTTATAAGAGTAGCCAGAAAAGTTTGGTTTAGATGCAAGCCTAGTTGATATCTGATAGATACATTGGCCTATATAGTTAGGTATCTGTGGTCTCTTATCTCCCGAATCTTCTGCTTCATTGCATAGCTTTTTATATGCTATGATAGCTTCCAGAAACTCTGGATTGTTAACGTAATTTCTTTTTGCCATGCATTTTCACTCCTTATTGTGTACAAGTATAACCTATCACTCACTGTTTGTCAAGTAAAATTTTATTTAAAAATAACTTAAAAAAGACTTGACATGGCTAGAAAATCGTGTATAATAGAGTTATACGATTATTAAAACACTAATGTTTTGTTGATTCTCTTGATTCCATGTAAGCAACAAGCACATCTTCAATCTCATTAGCTTGGTCGTCATCTTCTTGATACTGCACATTCTTAAGCTTGGTGAGTCTGCTTGCAAACGTGTCATAGTATTCGATTGCCTTGCTGTTTGCTTCTCCCCAAAATACAATATCTTTATGAGTGAGGCTCACGTGATTTGCCTCTGAAAGAAGCATCCAACTCTTAGCAAAGAATCCGTGTACAGGGTGTATTTTGACTTGAATAGGATTTTCAATAGTCAATTCGTTTTCATCACTCGATAACAAATCTGCGATAAGGTCATCGCCTGATTTCATTTTGATGTGAATTAGCATCTAGTTCCCCTTTATGTTAACATTATATATGCGAAATTCAAAACCTTCTTCATTATATACTTTGACTCTTTCCATAAAATGCTTAGTAGCAAAATTCTTACTACTTTTCCACTGTAAGTCATCAACTATATCATATAAAGTTGCCTTGCTATTGTCAGAACTTTTACGTAGTACTCGACCTATTGACTGTAAGTTTCGTATTTTTGATTTACTCGGGCTTGCAAAGACGATATTATCCAAACGCTTAATATTAACCCCAGTGCTAAAAGTACCATAACTAGCGAGAATAATGTTATCACTGCTTGACTCAACCAAATGCCTAACTGTCTCACGATCTTCAGCACTAACAGCTCCGTGGATAAAGTGTACGGTCTTGTCGCCTTCCTCAAGCATTGGATGTAATATCTTACCATGTTTTTCAACGAACTGAAAAAGGATAAGAGTGTTCCCTTTGAGGCTATGTGCGAGATTTTTAATGTATTTGTTTCTTGATTCATTGCCGACAATCCAGTCTATTTCTTCTTGATACGTCTTATTCTTATTTAGCTTTCTAATTTCATCTGGATATTGTAGAACGATAGCAGTGATGCCGAAGTCAGCAAGAGTATTATCTTCGATAAGTTTCTTAGTCTTCGTTACTTCGTAAACAGATCCGAAAAGACCTTCTAGTACTAGTTTATGCGTTTGAGTGCCATCTAGCGTACCAGTAAACCCATATCTATATTGACAACTAGGCATTTTCTCTAATACTTTTGTCAGCGACTTGGCTTTAAATAGGTGTGCTTCATCTCCCACTACAACATCAAACTTCTCAAACCAATCCTTTCTTAGCTTGTACACTGATTGCCATGTTGTAACGGTTATATCAGCGTCTACGTTCTTATCAATACCTCCTCTAATTTTGTGTATTGACAATTCATTACCATTGTTGTACTCAACAAAGTCAGATGCCATTTGCTCAACTAACGAGGTTGTAGGCACAACGATGAGAACTTTTCTGTTAGCAGATTCTACGTGAAAGCGAGTTAACAAGTATATGATGAATGACTTACCAGAAGCAGTAGGTGATAGTAGTAAGGCTCTTTCGCTTCTTAATGCATGAACAACCGCTTCGTTTTGATAGTCTCTCGGAACAAACGTAGAGTTAAACTCCTCTGCAAGTTGCATTCCAGCGTCATCGTTAACAACATTATTAGGCACAAGACCTTTATCGATTGCAACGTGATATTCTCTAGTATTACAAAACTTGAGTATGTACGGAATCAGACCAGCGTAGATCATGCCAGTCATCGTATTTAATAGACGAATTTTGCCATCCCAAACTTTGTTACGAACAGCAGGCATGAACTTAGCGCCAGGCACTTCAAATGTGAAGTACTCGCTCATTTCCATCTTGATTCCGGGGTCTGCGTTTACTCTCACGTAAACGTCATCGACCTTTTCGATACTCACGTTATCCATTAGGCACCTGTTCTAAATCGCTCCCAGTCTATGATTGATTTTATTTGAAATCCACGATTGTTGATCTGTTTGATAATGGATTCAAGATACTCTACCTTTTGCTCTTGTGCGCCAATCTTAAGAGACGCATCGATAATATCGTCATCCGCTTCAAGGTAAGAAGGAATGTCTTGTCTCAAGATTTTAAGTGGTTGTGGTTCCCAGCCATACTGCTTGAGTTCAGTGATATCAAGTTCGCCTTTGTAATATTCTGTCTTTAATTTATGTAGCTTCTTGTATTCAGCCTTCATCTTCTTCAGAAGATAGCCTTCTCCCATATAGAACTTGAAGTATTTGTTGTGTAATTTTGGTATCTCAGAGGATTCTCTGGATATATTGATGACGTCCACTGGTCCATCTTTTTCCCATTCTTTAATGATTTCATCTATCTTCATAATATCTCCATAATTAAGTACATGTACAACTATACTAGTGTACACGAAATTCTCTAAAAAGTCAAGTTTATAGTGTTATAGTATAGCTACTGTATTTAAAAGTCACATCAAATGTGGGTGGCACTACATCTGAATCACTAGTATTTAGCTGTATTGGACCAATGCTAATTGGAAATATGTCCTTGAATGATATCTGAATATTAGCGTTTTTATTGCTATCTAGTATGATCAACGATGCATCTGACATGCTACCTTTGCCATCTGAACTCAGAGTTGTAGCTCCTCCTACAGTAGGAGAATTCAGCCCTGCGTATCCTTCAAATCCTTCTGCCCTAGCAATAGCAGTAAGCCAGTCTGAACACTCTCTAAACGATGCTAAATTTTCATCTGCAACAAGAGTGATATTCAAATCATCAAAGATAAGTTTATCACCTGGTGTATAGATGTTCTTAAATGGAGTTGGTCTTTCTGCATATCCAGAGTTAAGCCCAGGAACGTTGGCTTGTTGTACATAGAACTCTGTGTTAGGTAATCTATTGATCACTAACTTAAACTCTACTGGCGATAAGAAATTTGATGTTGACATGATATCCTCTATCAAAGTTATATAGTACTATTTATACAGACAAAAAAAAGAGGCTCCGAAGAGCCTCTTTGAAGTAAGTTGGGTTATCCCCAATCTTATTTTTATAGCAAGTTAGTAACTGCGGTACGTCTGTAGTACACGTTGGTGTTGGCAGAAAGTGCGCCATTTCCAACAGTTGTACCTTGAGCGAATGGGTTAGAAACCATTCCGTAACGAGTCTTGAAGCCCAACTTCGACTGGAAGCTGTTCTCACCAACTGCACGAACCATCTGTAATGGCACATATGGGCAATAGAAAAGTCCGGCATCAAATGCGCTTGAACCTTTATAACCTACTACCATGTAGTTTGCACCAGCATATGGATCGATGTATACTCTGAAGCGACCGTTCAGAACACCAGCAAAGGTATTGCCTGTGTCATCTGGGTTCAGATTGTTAGAGTTAAGAGCAGGTGCGTAATCAAGAACACCAGCCATTTGAAGTGCAGATGCAACATCAGATGAACAAATGATCATGTTACCTTTTCCTCTACGAGTGTCTTTAGCGATTTGATTCGCTTCTTTCTCGATTTGGAACATCAAGCCTTTGAACTTCTCTACTGACCAACGGCCATTTGCGTCAACGTCTAGGTTGAATGTACCGTTAGAAGCAACTCCACCTTGAGAACCAGCAACAGCGTTTGAGTACACTGTACGGATTACTTCACGGTTGATTTCAGCAAGCAACTCAGCAGACAACATGTTTGCCAACTCAGTCTCAGCATCCAAACCATGGATAGCTTTAAGGTCTTGAGCAAGCTCAGTTGTGTACTCTGCTTTCAATGCACGTGACTTTGCAGTTACAGATACTTTTTCGATTGAGAAAGACATCTGAGCAAACTCAGCCCCGGCACCATCGCCAAGTGCTTCTGCGTCAGCAGTAGCAAGGCCAGTACCAGTTGTTTCTGATCCTGCACCCAATGCGTTAGCATGAGTACCAGTACCAGAGTAATCGGTATCTGCTTCGCCGTAGAAGGCTTCTGGCTTACCAGACGTGTCTTCGTACTTAGAACGCATAGCGAAGATCAAGCCAGTTGGGCCAGTCATCGGCTGTACGCCTGCGATATCATATGCAACCAAGTTAGGCATTGCACGGCGTACTAGAGAGATCAGTACGGGATCATAGTTCGCCACATCACCAGTTGCGTTAGCAGGTGCGGCTTCGTTCAGTAAAGATCCATTGCCAAGACTTTCGCCTTCACGCATGGAAGTTTCAGTGTTCTCCAAAAGAGTAGCTGTTACGGCCGCTCTGTGAGAATCTTGGATGCCGGGCAGAGCGCCATGCTCTAGAATCGGCTTCCACTTTTGCATTAGTTCTTCATTTCTCATTGTGGTTCTCCTTTTTTGAGATTTTACTTAGTATTATTTATAAAAATTTATTTTGCGGCAAAGCGGCCAAGCGATTCCGCATAACGAGCAACAGACGGATCAACGTATGTTACCTGCTCTGCTTCTTCCGCAGTCTCTTCTTGTAGAAGATCGGTTTCATCTTCTTGCACAGCAACAGGAGCTTGTTCGGCGAAGTAAGAAGTTTTAATGGCTTCTACTTTAGTCGTAAACTCTTCTACTGATTCATAAGATACGCCTTCTGAGAGAACACGCAATTTTTCGACTTGAGTGTCTGTTAAGTCCTCAGAAATAGTTTTGAATGCGATGTCAAGGTCAGCCTTTTCTTTCGCTTCACGAACTTCAATCATTTGCTCAACGATGTCGTTGTACTTAGAAGTAGACTCTTCGAGTCTGCTTTCCAACTCAGCAACTACATCGACTTGCTCATCATCGATTTCCATGTTATGCTCAATAACAAGACCTTTGATACTTGTCAGTAGTGATTCAGCGACCTCAACTTTGATGTTGCTTTCGACTTCAACCTTGTTGTCTTCCATCCAGCTTTCTACAACGTAGTCTAGATATTGGTCAACTTTTTCTACCAACTCCTCCACAGTAACATTAACTTGTTCCTGCAGATCACTTTCAAACTTTTCTTCTAGTGAAGCTTTCTCAGCAATCACTTTTTCTTGTACAGCGGCTTCGAAGATTGCTACTGTTTGTGTTTTAAAATCTTCAGACAATTCGGTGCCTTCAAATAGACGCTCGACTGCTTCTTTCAGTCCTTCGTCATTTGAGCCCTGTGGTGTTTTTACATCGTCTTCGATGTTATCTGCTTTCGGGTCGGCTGCCTTTTTAACATCGCCTTTGCGCTTTTTGACAGCGCCGCCAGCAGGTGTTACAGGATCAGCCGCAACAGAATCTTCACCAGTTGCTTTGGCTTCGTCCAAGTCTAGATTCTTTTCTAGTTCTTCACTCATTTGGTTTCTCCTTTAATAGTAGGTGTTTATCTATTATATTTATAAAAATCATGTTTTTGACAATGAACTTACAAATTTTTCGAAAAGAGCGGCAGCTTTGATCTCAAGTTCTCTTGTAGATACTCTTGCTGTCTCTTTAATCTCCTCTTCAATTTGATCAAATGCATTTGCCATTGTCCACGAAGAAGATGCTACATCGTAAACCCAGTCTACGCCTTCCATTACACCCTTTACGAATGCGTCTGGCGCTGATGGGTCTGCAACGATATCTCCGGCAGTAGCTAACATAAAGTCGCTCTGCACTTCCATAACGCCATCTTTATTCTGCTTAATTGAACCCATCCCACGTGAAGAAATCCCAACAAGACCGCCTTCATCGATAAGATTTTTAACAATCTTACCCATAGGTGTTTCCATTATCTTGGCTCTACCGACAATGTTAGAACCTTCTTTTCTTAAATCTGTGAACATGTGAGACACACGATCAAGATTGATAGTAGGACCAGCAGGATGACCCAGTTCTCCGTATGCTCTATTTTTAGAAACATAAGATTCGTTATAACGCTTAGTCTCAGCTTCTAAAATAGATGCTGGATATAAACGTCCATTTCTGTTTTTGATATCACCCTGCATGATGATACCTTCGATGAAATAGTTCTTTCCTGTTTTTTCGCCTTCTTCGTTTAGAATATCTTCTTGTAGATATTTTACGTCTTCAACGATTTCTTTAATTAGTAATGTCATGTTACTTGCCTGCCGTCATTGCAAATTGAACGATCTGCATAAACTTTCTACTATCGTCTAGCATGCCTTCAACTTTCTTTTTGTTAGATCCATTCAATTGCTTATGCATCGAAAGAATCATAGATGCTGTGGTCAAGTCAACCTTTTGCTTCTTGCCGTCTTTAAACTTGACGTGTCCGATTGATTTGGTCTTAACAATTTTAGCCAAATCTTCAAGAACACCCTCAACAATGATCTCTTCTTCAGCTTCAATCTCTTCATAGACTTCTTTATCTTGACCTTCTTCACGATCCGCTTCACGCTTCTTTTTCTTCTTGCCTTTAATTTCGCCTGAAAATTGGTCATCAGGTGCGACAGGATGATCACGTTTGTCAACGATATGTTTGTCTAAAAAATTCTGCTCATCAGGAGACTTAGGTTTATCTACAGTCTCAGCAAGCATTTCCTTAAAGCTTTTCATTGTTGCCCCTTACTCTTCGTCTGTTACTGCTTCTGCGTCTGGTTCTAATTCTGGCACTTCGCCAGCTCCAAACATATCAGCATATTTTGTTTCGATAGCAGATGTCATTTTGTCTGCCATAATGCTCTGAAAAGAAGACTCGAATCCTGTTGCGTCTTTATCCATCGCATGTTTAATTAGTTCTTTCACACTCATAACTATCTCCTCTTTTATATAACTTATTTATATTTTATTACAACTAGTCTATACGATCTTATGTTCTGTTCCGAAATCGATGCCTGAATCTGAATCATTGTCATCATCAGTTGATTCTTCTTCATCTTTGATGTCCTGATTCATCTTTTCGATTTCATCTTCTGTCATATACAATACGTTTTTACGTACCCAATCTGTCGAATAGTACTTGCCGGTGTACTCATCGATATCTCTAAGTAAACCTAGTCGCTCTCTCAAAATCTCACTTGTTTTCAATTCTTCAAAGTGATTATCACTCATGAAGTCATATCGGAGATTAGATTGAATTACAGCCCAATCTTCTGGAGCAATAACTCCTTTTAATATCAACTGCTTCTCTAAAATTTTGTCAAATAGAGTAGCAAATCTTGCTCTTAGTCTGTTAATAAACTTACTAAACTTAATCTCATCTCTTGAGATTTCTGATGCTCTACCCAAAGAAAATCCTGCGTCAGATTCCATTCTTGAGATAGGAACATTTAATGCTTTCATTAAACGCTTCTGAAAATATAAAACATCATCAAGTTCGCCTAAGTTCTGACCACCAGGTAGAGTTGTAATCTCAGTTCCTCTACCGCCTTCACGTCTAGGTAACCAAAAATCGTCGGTCATTGACATATGCCTACGATCATCTTTTACATCACCTGTTGCCATATCATAGACTAAGCGATTTTTATGCTTAGTCATCATATCACGTAAATATTGCTCTGCTTTCATTTTAGGCAGATTACCTACGTCAATATAAAAGATACGTCTCTCTGGCGCTCTTGAAATTCTGTAAATAACAACTGCGTCTTCCATCATACGCAATTGATTTAAAGGCTTATAAGCCTTATGTAAATGTGATAGTACTAGTGTACTATTCTCGTTAAGTAGTCCTGAGTTGGCATTTACGATTGAATCTTTTGCAATCTTAAGCCCTGCCATCCCGCCTTGTGTACTACCATCTGCAAAACTTTGTGGCCTACTACCACTGATATTATTGAATCCCTTTTCACTGTAAACGTAATATTCGTTCTTAACCTTCTTCGTTACAGCTTGATTGTCTTTATCGCCAATCTTATCGTTTTTATATTCACGTACTTTTCTAAGTTTTCGTGGATCAATATATCTTAATTCTTGAATGCCCTTTTTAGGAGCTTTAACGTCAATCATAACATGATAGTTGATTCTTCCATCAACATACCACTTCTGAAATGTTTCGTATCCAGTGTTTGAGAAGTCTAATAACTTAAGAACTCCATCAAACTCTTCTCTAATCTTCTTCTTAATGTTATCAGGCTGATCTAAATCATCTGTAACACACTCTACAACTTTCTGATCATTTGATATAGAGATTGCTTCATTAACAACATCGTCAACTGCTTGAGAAACTTCAGGCTGTTGTAACATAGTTCTATATTTCTGAACAAGTTCTGCTTCTGACTTTGCAGTACCGTCCATATCCAAAAAAGTACTAATTCCAGTACCAGTTGCGGCGATATTTACTGCGCCGTCGTCAGATTGAGGAGTGACAAAAGACGGAATGTTATCATTCTCGTCCTTCTTCCTCTTTATTTCAAAGCCAAATAAATCCATAGTTAATCCTCTAATAAAGAGGGAGAACCATTCTCCCCCCTAATTATCGCCCAATTAAGCGTTAGTGCCGCCGTTGCCAGTGATTCCACCGTCAACGTTCCACCAATCGTATTGGAATGTCACATCAAATCTTTCGATATCGTCTGTAGTGTTCCAGTCCATAGCAATTGAAGCAACTGCTGTGGGAAACAGACCATTAAAGTTATACGTTCTTAAAGGTACACCGGTTTTCGAATACTGAGTGATCTGTGCTTGTGACTTGTACTCAGAACTTGCCGCTGTTGCCAACTGTCTTGTATTACCTTCGTGTGCATTGATTGAAGCCATCCAGTTTTCCATCGCATTGCGAATTAGGAAGTCTTCATCGTTCATGATAGTGACCGTCCATTCAGCGAATGTTCTGTCACCTGCGATTTTTACTTTACGACCGAAATACGGAATTTCGATTGTGCCCAGAGTACTCTCTGGAATTGCTGCCGCCTGTACCATGAAAGGTGTCTTTAGATCCGCTATTGCATTTACAGGATTTGTAATCTGTACTTGAAACAGCGATGCTTTAGCACCCCCGAAGGTCAGTTGGCTTTTAATTTCATTAATGTTGAAAGCCATTATTCATATCTCCTTTGATTAATATTTATTAAAACTGACCTACTACTTCAGAAAACTCTACACCCGATCTAACGGCTACAAAGTTAAGCTGGATGAAGTTGATAGAACGTGCCGGCTTGATGAAGATATCTCCAACAAACTGATTACTATCAATGACATTCGAGGTATTGTTAGTTTCATCACAAACAACTCTGAAGTCATAGATACCACGTCTACCTTGAACATCTCGCAAGAAAGGCTCAACTAGGTTCTTAAACTGGGCTCTCGTAAAGTCATCGTTGAATTCAAACAATGTAGACTTAGCGGCTACACCAATTGCTTTCTCAAGAACAATAAACAGTCTACGCACGTTAATTCGATCAAATGCTGAAGTTGTCGGTGCAAATGTTTTGTCGCCGAATAACACTGTGCCTTGACCTGGCTGTGTAATGACTGGATTAATTTTTGCCTTGTAAAGCACATCTCTTTCAGCTTTAGCCGGATTCAACTGTAACTTAACAACATTCTTGATGTTTCCTCTACTGTAACCAGCAGGTGAGAACCAAGGATCTCTCACATCGTCTGTTCTCGCACAAAGACCAGCTATATCAGCGTTCAATGGGATCCAACGATAAACATCTGCGTATTTGTCATACTGATATTTATATCCGCTGTCAACGACTGCAAATGTAGAAGCAGTGAGTCCTGCGGCAAAAGCTGTCATATTAGCAACAGTTAAATCAGATAATTCTGGTGAAATAAATGCTACGCAATCTTTACGAACTTCACACACATTGTTGATAATGTGGTTTGCAAGAGTTGATCCTTTTGCTTTGCCTTGAATGATGAGTGATACATCTACGTCTGCTGGATCTGTGTATAAGTTGTATCCAGCAATAACATCGCCTACAGTGATGTTAACTTCGTCTAGGCCATCAGATCCAGATGCAAGAGTTGCTTGACCGAAAGTCAATGATGCTTGAAGAACCGCTTGAGCAGGAGTACATGAGATCCAATCAGAACGATTTGTGAAAACGTCTGGTGAGAAATTAGTAGATCCGTCTGGATTCACTGCCGCAGATGCTGTATCAATATCTTCAAAAATTTCTAAAATTGTGCCAGCGGTGCCACTGATTTCCCCATCATTATCACGTACAACAACGTGCATTCTTGTTGCAGTTGAAGGAGTACTGTCAAATAAGTCTGCGTCTCCCCACTGAGTGCTGAATGTTGAGGCGTATTGCGCTCCATCAGCAGGATTATATCGTCTGTCGAAAGTGATTGTTCTTTGAAACTTACTAGCATCTCCAGCGTCTGTGGTTGCGGCTGAAATTGCAGAAACTACAAGTTCAATTCCAGTAGATAATACAATTCTATCGCCTACAGAAAGATAAGTTGGATCAGTGTTAGCTACCAGTCCTGAAATGATACCAGTAGTAGCATAAGGTTCAATAGTTAGAGTATCTGATCGAGCAGTAACTCCCATATTCGCACCCACACAGTGCGAAACTTGAATAGAGTTACCTAATTTGCCTTTATATTTTGCATTAAAGTTTGTTCCAGTGGCAGCGGCTGCTGTCGCATCTGTTACACGTGTTACGTATAGTGCATCACTATAAGCTAAAAAGTTTGCGGCAGAAAACCATGTTTCATAGTTATTCCACAGAGTAGTTAGACCTGCATCAGTATAGTAAGAAGCAGGCTTGCCAAAGCGATTCGCTAAGTCCTGTTCTGATGTTACTAAAATGCGTTGATCTTCTGGACCCCAACGAAAAACGCCTGCGATAGCGCCTTCAGTTGTTGCTACAGCGGGGACGACATTCGTTAGGTCAATTTCGCTGATATTAACGCCTGGACTTGTTTGAAAAGCCATTTCTCATTTCTCCTTGTTTATTTTGTAAGTTATAAACTTCTTTATTTCTATATTTATAAAAACAGCAATTTAGTAATTCAACCATTGGGCTGTTCCCATCTGTTCCTCTTCAAGGATATCCTCGTCATAAGTGTTAAAACCAATTGGTAGAAGGCTTTCCATAAGTTCTTCTTCGTTCCTTGATCTGAGTTTATCGATAGTATTTATGTCTGTGACTTCTTTGAAAAACGTTTGATCGGTCATCCATCCGAATAACACTAGACACATAACCAAATCATCGTGTGTTCCAGATTCCGCTTCGTAAGAGTTGCCACGTCTGGAGAATGTCGAAAGTTCATTTATTGTTTGAAAGTCGTTAATTATTAGCTGGTCTTGCTCAATCAACATTTTGAGCATGTTGCAGCCGATGGACTTCACATTTTTTGTGGTTCTAATTCCTTTATCAGCGTTTTTAGAGAACCCTGTAGACAGTCTTTTACCTGCTCTTCCTGCTGACTCAGTAAACATTAATGTTTCAACTTCAAATTCATAATGTAGTACTTCTGATACCTGTTCTCCGATGTCGTTCACTTCGATTAAAGTATACGCATCATTGTATCTTTCTATACTTCTATATATGATTTCAGCGTAGTCAATGGGAGTAATAGTATTATCTTTATACACACATACCTGCTGGTATGGCATTTGGGTCACGTCAATTATCTGAAATGCGGAATAATCTAAACCTTTACCTCTTGACACATCCACTACACACACGTAAACGTGATTTGGTTGTGGTTGTTGATAGACTTTCATTTTATCTGTCTGGGCAACAGGATGTAAATCAACCATAGTCTTGAGTTTTGAGCCTTCTATCAATGTTCCTGAAGAACCTAAGAAAGCACATTCAAACTCTTGCGAGAATTTTTGTTGATCGAAATCCATAGCCGCAAGAGTTTCTTTCTTCCACTTATCGTCACGACCAGGAACTTTGCCCCAGGGCACTTCAATATAGATGTATCCGTTTCTATTTTCTTGTGCGCCAACACATGTTTTATAGAAATGATTCAGTCCATTTGGTGTGGAAGTGAATAGAATTTTTGTTGTATCGCCAGATGAAATCGTAGGAAAAACAGATGCAAAAAACTCATCCCAGTTCTCTACGAATGCAGTCTCATCGATATACAAGAACGAAATAGATTTACCACGAATAGCACTTGATGATGTAGAACCAGCTATAATCTTACAGCCATTTTCGAATTCAACTGAACCCTTGTTCCACTCTATAACTCCTTGCTGTAACCAGTTTGGAAGTGCCTCGTATGCAATTTTAATTCGATCTAAGATTTCACGTGCGGCATCGCCCTTATTTGCAAGTAACGCAACTGTTTTGAAATCATTAAATATTACGTAGTGCAGAATAACAGCAACGGCTGTAGTTGTCTTACCAGCCTGTCTTGATGTATTCACTGTGACACGCCTGTTCTCAGTGATTGCTGTACAAATCTCTTTCTGATAATCGTACATCTTAATCGGTATTAGACCATGATCAACGTGTACGATTTGAATATATTTTTCAGAGAAGTATATAGGATCCTTAGCACACTTCAAAAACTCAGTGATCATTTCCTGAGTAAAATTAACATCCGTGCCTTTGCGTTTTAGATTAACGTTACCATTATAACCTTTAGCCTGCATCTTTACTTCTCATATCTTTCAGTAGTTGCTGAAGTTCAGCGGTAGATCCAACAAACATATTATTATTCGTCACTGCTTTTTCTGAAGGATTCTTTACTTCTTCACCTTCTTGCTTTTTAGCAGACATAGTGACCAAGTCTTTGTTGGCCTCTACTAGAGTTTTCATGATAGTTGATACGACTTCATATGCACGAGGATGTTCTGACGCTTTCGCAACGTCTAACATTTGTTCTAGTGCTTCCGTGCCGGTTTCAATGATATTGTAGAAGTTGGTTCTAGCATAATCGTAGTCTCTGTCAACTTTATCATCGACAGGTTTGATTTCTGCGAGTTCTCCCTTCTTAGGAACTATCAATTCACCCTCTCCTTCATTCAAATTTTGCAAAGGCTCAAGACCTAAGCTATTACTAATATCATCTTTAATCATTTTTAAGCATCCAATATTTGTACTATCTCTGTCCAATTATCATCAATGTTAATATCTGAGTATGCGACAGAATCAGCAATCTTCGTAGTTGGTTGACCACCAGAGGTCAAACCAGGCTGTACGTTCACTTGTTCTTCGGCAACAGTAGCCGTTGTATTAGTATATATATTATTGTCAACGAACTTAATTACTCTCTTATTTGTCGTTGGCCCGAAGTAAAAAGCTTTCATCTGAAAGTTCAATGTCCACATTAGAACTCTTCTAGTCTCAAAATCTCCTTCATATGAGTCTTCTGTAGTCACACTCTGCAAAACAACAGGAATATCTACATAGAAATCCATGCTATCGATCATCTTAACGCTGACAGTTACATCAGGCTTAAAGAAAGGTATAATTTGTTCTAAAATCTTTGTACCGTCTTCAGTGTACTTTGTCATGATATTTAACTGAAAGTCAATGTCATAAGGGGCAGGACTATATAAATTTAGTACGTTATTATCATCTGCGGCTATTGACTTTGTTTGTCTTATAAGTGATCCAACTTTGCGTGTCGGATTATAATTCATGCCCATAATCTCGAATGACATACGAGGTAGAGTAATGGCAGGCTTATCTAAGTTAGGATCGCCTTCTAGTCTTGCAAGTAACTTCTGCGCTGGCGCATAGTTAATCGGTACAGTCATTCGCTGTATCTCAGTGCCTGCGTTATTACTGCGACCTATCTGAATATCATTAAACAGTGTGCCAAATACTGCAACATATCTTCGTGTCGATTCGTTGTAAAAGTGCTGACCAAACATTAGAAGTTATCCTCCCCAAACGGGTTGTTCTGACTGAAATCAACAATGTTATCAGCAAATGATTCGATAGTTGTATTATCTGCAATATCATCGTAAGTTTCTACACTCTGTAGTTTAGATGCTTCTACTGTAATTGTTTCTCCCATTCCTATAGTTGTAGGATTAATATAATAGAATGTTCCTGTTGTTGCCGGAGTGTATGTCACTAGTCCATCTACTCCTGGTGTACCAGTAACCGTTACTCCAGTCGTAATTTCTGTACCAGTGTTAGGTGACGTAGTTGTATAGATTCGTAAAGGGAATCCAGTATTTGATGCGTGTGACTGGTCAAAAATTATCTTCTCATCTACTCTTGCTTCAAGTTTAGGTGTACTTACAAGATCGCCTCTCGCATCAGTGTCTATCATATGAAATACACTGCTTCTAACTTCTACTGTAAACGTTGTTCCGTCGCTATCAATAAATAAGTTTTCGTCTTTAAACTTGTCATCTAAGTATGACAATCCAGTGTCGAATCTCTCACCGCTATACTCATACAGTTCACATCTCAGATCATATGTTTGAAGTGATCCCATTTGATAGAAGATTGCTTCATGCTCTACGTGTTGAATCACAAACATTTTTCTATTCAAAGGAAGATATATAATGTCGCCCTCACGTGGTCTATTAATTTCTGTGTGTACGCCAACTTCACTCTCATACGTAGTTTTTGCTATTGTAAGTGTAATTGAGTCTCTAATCTGTAATCCGAACTTAGATAAGAAGTCTCCTTCTCCTTCAAATCCGTCTACATTTTTTACGTACATCTCAGCTTCATATGCTTCTTTATAGATGGGCAGATCATCTTCGTTTAAGAGATCATCTTTTGCGCCTAAAGTTCTAGGCAAAAACATAGTGTCTATTCCGAATATTTTTATTGATTCCACGACCAAGTCATCGATGAGATGTTGCTCCATCGAATTCTCGTAGTTTTCGAAATAGTAGTTCTTAGCCACAGTTTTTATCCTATCATATCAATAACAGGAAGAGAGTACGAGGAGATCATTTCTTCCTCTAACTTCGTAATCTCATCACGTGCATCATTTAAAATCTGTTCTCCATTGAACTGTATGTTGCCAGGTAACGTCATGCCATTGAATTTTGTTAAATTACTGCCCCATTGATACTTGATCTTTGCTGTCGCATAATTTTGCAACCAGCGGTCTTTGAATACGTCTGCGTATGTAGTTGGGTCTACAACCTTGTAACATTCTGCTACGAGATATTCTCCAATAACAAGTCTATCCCAATCTGTATCGATGAACAGTCTATTGATGTGTCTATTATATCGAATTGGTTGCATACCAACCAATAATTCTTCCATAAATTGCAAGTTTTGCATTGACATGTAGTAGTTAGTTAAGTTATAATTGACCATGTCATGTATGTTATTCAATACAAATTGGTACTGAACATTAAACATACCCGTACTTGCAGTGATACTTGATCCTACTGGAAATAGATTGATTACTCCGATAACGTTCTCAGGTACAGTAATGTACTGATTCGTCTTATCGCTCTGAGTGATTTGATGCTTGAAAAACGTTCTTTCGGTTCCATCAAAGTGATAATCCCAGTAAAATGACAATGCCTCGTCAATTCGATCCTGTGCTTGATCTTGATCGACATTAATTTCAATGACTGGTTTACCTAACTTTCGTAAGCACCATTCTGTAAATTCTGTTCTTGTAGTCGGCTGTGCCATTTCTATTTCCCATAGTTAGATTACTATAACTATTTATAAAGCGTTGTAAGCGTCTATGACTGCTTGAGGTGTTGCGTCTATGATTGCTTGCGCTGCCGCACGTTCCTCATCATCCCTCACGATAGCTGGATTGGGAACTTCTGTTTCATTACCTTCCATATCAACTTGTGTAATAGTTGCAGGCAAAGGATCAATCGCAGTAACAGTCACAACATTCTCTGTGATATCCTGCATGATTTGCTCACCAGTTTCTTCATTGAATGTTGGATTACCGTTTTCATCAAGGACTGCTTCTTCGCCTATAACAATGTCTTCACGAACTTCTTCACGACCATCTGCAAGGCGATACTGTGCGAGACGCACTACTGATTCAGAGTATTCACGTGTCTGCTTCTCAACCAACCACGCATCTGCTTCTTCTTGCACCCAAGCAGGCACTTCACCAACGGTAACACCGCCAGTAATTGTTGTTGGATGTGCATCTTTGACTGCTTGAATTGCATCGGCCCACGTTGTTGTGCCGTTAACACTATCCCAGTATTGCATATCCAGTTGGTCAGCCATACTTGGATATGCGGCTTCACGAAGTTCAACGTAAGATGATTCTCTTACGTCTGGTCCTTCTACTGTGTCATTACCAAGTGCAATATCCTCAATGAACATTTTATAATGACGATTTCCATTTGATCGAGGAATCGACATATTGTCTTTCTGAATTGAGTAGTTGCTCTCAAACTCCATAATTTTATAAGGCATTGTTTGTTTCTCCTAAAGAAAATTTTGTTATATAGTTATTTATATGGTTCATCATAGCTCTGCGTCACATTCAAAAACCTCAACGGTGCTTTGTGAGCCTGGGTATGTTCTATCAACTATACCAGTAAATCCAGCTAAGTCGAATCCCATAAATGTGGTTCCCGAAGGGGATCCTTGAGCGACAGCCGTTTGTGTCGAAGTGAAGCCTAAACCGTCACCTTGCACGGAAACGGTTGTTCCAGATATTCTAGACACTGATGGTGAACTACGCATTTCAGGCGAAAGCGGCGCAGATAATCTTAATCTAGTGCTAGTATTTCTGGCTCCATTCAATTGACCATTTTGAATTCTTTGATAATATCTTTTACATAGGTCAAGTTCTTTACCGTATGAACGATACTCAAAAGGAGTGGCGACTTTGCCTAACTCTACCTGCAACTGTGCAACTTCAAGATAGTCACCTGTTGTAATATTCGTATTACCAAATGTATTTGAAATAATACCTGCATCAAAATATAGAGTGGCGTTATCTCCGCCCGTTGCTTCCTCATAATAAGTTAATGTTAAATATTCCCATTGGCCATTACCAGAATGGGGCTTAGAAAATGCACGTTGTAAAAGCTGAGATCGGTATGCCATCAAGTATGCATTTGGATTATTACTTTTCACCCACCCACTAAACGTAATCCAGTTTCCTGCTAGATTGCCTTCTACTCTTTGTAGAAATCTTAAATAACCAGAGCCTGAGGATGTTGCTCTAATTCTATAACTATCGCCATGTATAGAATTGGTTTGATATCCGTTAGTGATTCGCCTATCTTCAGAGTTAACACCGCCTGTGCGTAATTGCCAACGATCCAAATGATATGTGTTAGTGGTCCCAGCACTAATGGACGTGTTAGAACTCGTATAATCACCACGTTGACTCACCATAAATGAGCCATTGATTAAAATGTTTCTACGCCCTGCACCAATCAGATTAAACTGTTCTTGCGGTGTCTCTGCACGTAGTACCGCTTCGCCAGCAATACCAGATGTCTTATCAAGTTCTTTTAACTTTTCTCTTACGTTAATTTCTGGCTTACTTGCATATACTGTCATAATTATTCCTCTACTACAAAGCCGTCTACGGCTGAGATTGCGGTGCCTACCGCTCTTGTTGTGTTATCTATTCTACGAAGCCCTTGAAACACTGAACGCCCTGCGCTTGTGCCTACATGAAGAAGATCAGTATCATCGTCATATGCCAGTGCCGTGACTGGATCTGAAGTTCCGTATAGAGTTGCTTTTGCGTTCTCTTGAAATAACACCTTCTCGTCCTCGTATATTTTTTTGATCTGTTCGGATGATGGTGCTGTGGCTGAAATACGAAGTAAAGCTATATCGCCTGCCCAATTAGAAGTATTGTTAAATCTAACGCCTACTTTTAACGGAGAACCGTCATTTGCAATATCTCTTGCTGTAGAATTTGTAGCACTAGATCGAACACCATTAACAAATATTCTATAGCTTGTGCCATCAAACACTGCACATACATGTCTCCAGGTATCATCAGTTACCGTTAAATCGGTAGCAATTATATCAGATGCATTACCACTAGCATCTGCAACATACAATTGAAAAGAACTTGCCGATCCTCCTGAGGTACCTCTTATTAATAGAAGAAATCTAGGAGATCCGTCTGTACTTCTGTCAACTATGTATTGATCTGATGATTGACTAGTTGTCTTAAACCATGCCATTATAGAGAACGAATTTATACCAAAGTCCAAATTGCTGTTATACGGTTGCAACAAATAATTACTCGCACTAAACCCAGAATACGCTACTAAGTCTGCTCCAGCCGCAACAGGAGTTTTCTTTAAAGTACCAAACACTTCTAAAGCATTGTTATTGATTAAAGTCCTATCCGCTTCTGCCACTTTAGCTACAACATCATCAAAATACGCATACTGACCATTACTGCCCACTAATTGTAATCTAAACTGAACTGATGTTGATGTTGCTGTTACGGTAAAATGAAAGTCTTCGTATGATGTCCCACTATGCACTTTCTCAGAAGGATTGAAAGTGCATCCCGAATGAGGCTTCACTTGAGCATAAGATGCATTGCCATTTTTCAATCGTCCTTTGACTGTATACACTTGTCCTATTTCTGCATCAAAAATGACTCTAGCAAATGCGTAGTTAGTTGTTCCTGTATGAGTAAGTTTCAATTCTCCGCCAGTAATCGATACTGTAGCTTGAAGAGAGCCAGAGTTGTAGGGTAGAAAAGAACTTGTATCAGAAGTACTCATGTCACCATTAGTTACGAAATTAGTATCTTTAATATAGGCTGCATCTGTATCGCTTAAAGTTGCAAGTTTAGTATTACCCACATGCCAACCCGTGTTATAGTCGGAAGCAATATAAGCAACTATTCCGTTATCGGGAGCTACTACATTTCTACTAATAACACTTAACCCTTTATCAGCGCCAAAACTATTTCCAGTACTAGAGCGTAATGCACGATTAGTATCTAAGCCTAAAATCTGAAGATCGACCAATGTGTTAGGATGTTGTATTGCGTAAAATTCGTCTACGTTTTGTGTGGTACCTGCTATGTTATCAACAGTAATTACATTATCGCTTGTAGGTATATTATTGAAAATATAATAGCTTTCTTGAGCAACGCCATTTGATACTCCTATACCCATTCCGAGACTGTTATCAGATAAAAAGTTAACCCTGCGAGCATATGTA